CCATTCGTTCCTGAAGTACCGCTAGTTCCTGATGTACCGCTAGTTCCGGTTGTTCCGCTAGTTCCTGAAGTACCACTTGTACCTCCGGTACCATTAGTCCCTGATGTTCCGCTAGTTCCTGTTGTTCCTGAAGTTCCTCTAGTACCTGAAGTTCCCGATGTACCGGTTGTTCCTGATGTTCCGCTTGTACCTCCGGTACCATTCGTACCTGATGTTCCTGATGTACCGCTAGTTCCGGTTGTTCCTGAAGTTCCACTTGTACCTCCGGTACCATTCGTTCCTGAAGTTCCTGATGTTCCGCTAGTTCCTGTTGTTCCTGAAGTACCACTTGTACCTCCGGTACCATTAGTTCCTGATGTTCCTGATGTACCGCTAGTTCCGGTTGTTCCTGAAGTTCCACTTGTACCTCCGGTACCATTCGTTCCTGAAGTTCCTGATGTTCCGCTAGTTCCTGTTGTTCCTGAAGTACCACTTGTACCTCCGGTACCATTAGTTCCTGATGTTCCTGATGTACCGCTAGTTCCGGTTGTTCCTGAAGTTCCACTTGTACCTCCGGTACCATTCGTTCCTGATGTTCCGCTAGTTCCTGATGTTCCTGATGTACCGCTAGTTCCGCTAGTTCCTGAAGTTCCACTTGTACCTCCGGTACCATTCGTTCCTGAAGTTCCTGATGTTCCGCTAGTTCCGCTAGTTCCTGTTGTTCCTGAAGTACCACTTGTACCTCCGGTACCATTAGTTCCTGAAGTACCGCTAGTTCCGCTAGTTCCTGATGTTCCTGATGTACCGCTAGTTCCGGTTGTTCCTGAAGTTCCACTTGTACCTCCGGTACCATTCGTTCCTGATGTTCCTGAAGTACCGCTAGTTCCTGAAGTACCACTTGTACCTCCGGTACCATTAGTTCCTGATGTTCCTGAAGTACCGCTAGTTCCGGTTGTTCCGGAAGTTCCACTTGTACCTCCGGTACCATTAGTTCCCGATGTTCCTGAAGTACCGCTAGTACCTGAAGTACCTGATGTTCCGCTAGTTCCGTCTGTACCTGAAGTTCCGTCTGTACCTGAAGTTCCTGAAGTACCTGATGTTCCGTCTGTACCTGAAGTACCTGAAGTACCTGAAGTACCTGAAGTACCTGAAGTACCGCTAGTTCCTGTTGTTCCTGAAGTACCGCTAGTTCCTGAAGTACCTGAAGTACCGCTAGTTCCTGAAGTTCCTGAAGTACCTGATGTTCCGTCTGTACCTGAAGTACCGCTAGTTCCTGAAGTTCCTGAAGTTCCTGATGTTCCGTCTGTACCTGAAGTACCGCTAGTTCCTGAAGTTCCTGATGTTCCGTCTGTACCTGAAGTACCGCTAGTTCCTGTTGTTCCTGAAGTACCGCTAGTTCCTGAAGTACCTGAAGTACCGCTAGTTCCCGAAGTTCCGTTTACACCACCGGTTTGATAAAATGTGTTTCCACTTGTATCGACCGAAATAAATCTTGTTAACGATACGCTATTTGTTAATCCTGTTATTGTTAAATTAGTTGTTGTTGTTCTACCCGAACCATTAAAAGATATTCTATTTACTCCAGCACCATCTTGAATTTGAAATACCGCATCCGCATCAGAAGCACTACCTCGTCTGAAGGTAACCCCATCCAATATTGAATTGGTCACAATTTCAGGGTCGGCTGAGTTATTATACGCTTGTTGTAAATTTGTTGTTGAATATCCTCCGGCAGCTCCCGTTGATTCACCGAACTTTGAGGCGAGGAAAAATTGTGCTTTGGCTGTGTCAGTCAAGTCTGTCGCTGTTGACAATACAGATAAAACACCAATTAAAACAGCGTTATTTCTAAAATTAGAGAATTCATTATATGTTTCCGTATCAATCCCCGCAATCGCAGCTGCTAATGTTGAATAAAATGTTTGACCATATTGAACCCTAAATTTTCCGTTTTGTATTACATAAATTCTTTGGTTAGTCGCTTTAGTACCTGATAATGGTGTAACAACACTATTTAAATCATAATTTAATGGGTCAATAAGTGTTGTATCCGTAAATGTCCCCCCTGATTGAACTCTATATTGAAACGTACAAGGAGCTGTTCCCGTAACGTATATAGAATCCGGGTTTTGTGGGTCTGAAGCAAAGTTAATACCCAAACCATAAATAAATTGAGCACTTGTATTAAAACTTAAATTAATACCATTTGGAGATGGGTAAACACCACCATTAATAATACTAATTGGAGCAAACATATCACGAAGTTGAGACAACGGAGATTGAATAAAATCCGGTTGACTAAAGGCGTTAATAATAGATGTTTTATTGGCGTGTCCTAACTTACCTAAGGAAATGTTTTGTCTTCTTTGTTTTTCTGTTAAAGGAATGTTTGTTTGTGATATTGTACCACCACTATTTATATAAATGTAAGATTCTGTGTCAGTTGTTACATAAGTTGCCGTATGTGTTCCACCTGTATATGTGACATTAATTAGGTATGGTAGTAAAGGGTCTGAATCATCAACAATCCACCCTGTCAAGGGGGTTACATAAAATTGTGTTGTTGAAACAATACTTATACCTGAAAATTTATAAACACCCGTTGAGGAGTTTATATTACTTAGAAGATTATATGACCCAATTGCTACCCAATTAGCCCCATCACTTGTTATTTGAAGTGACCCAAGAGGATTTAATTGAATATTGATGTAACCATCAATAAGTTCACTACTGTATGGTTCAACAATTACCGCACCTGTACCATTATTTTTAATAACATACAATTTACCTTTTTTACCTACCGCAGTGGGTAATGAAACTGTAAATGTACCACCACTAATGTCGACCATATAGTCATCATCAGTTATAGTATAAGTACTACCTATTGTTAATTGGGGAAATGTAATACCCCCTAAAGAGATTATACCCCGTCTTGTTACGAATTCATTTGCCATTTATAGTTCTTTTTTCACTTTCCAAAAGAAATTTTTATTATTATCTATAAATATAATGAGATGTTGATTTATTGGGGTGTGTAAAAAAAAATACCATCTTTTGGATGGTATTTTTTTATTTAAAATATTATTCTTGTTCCGACCTTGACCGTCCAAGTCCCTGACGTTACGTTTGCCTTGAGTAAAACATTTGGAGCACTGACTGTAACAGTAAATGTCAATCCTAATGTTGAACCATTCAAATCCGGTGTTGATACATCTGTATATGTTGCTGATGAACTATCCCAAACAGCCATTACAAAACCTGCTCTCATATATCCTGACCCATCTTTTATTACATATTCAAAATACGCACTTGAACCTGTTGAAGTTGGTAACGTTGTTATTGTAACTCCCGTCGTACTAATAGATGAACCTGATTGAGATTCAATAAATTGGTTACCAAGTATTATTAACGAATTACCGTCATATGTTAAACCTGATTGAGCAATTGCTCCATTAGTTGTTCCATCCGAAGTTAAAACTCTTGTTAATGCAGGATTTTGAACTGTATTAAATCCTGTACCACTCGTTCCTGAAGTTCCACTTGTACCTGAAGTACCATCCGTACCGCTAGTTCCTGAAGTTCCATTAACACCACTTAATCCGCTAGTTCCTGAAGTTCCATCCGTACCACTTGTACCTGAAGTTCCATCTGTTCCTGAAGTTCCCGATGTACCATCTGTTCCTGAAGTTCCGTCTGTTCCGCTAGTTCCTGATGTACCATCTGTACCGCTAGTTCCTGAAGTTCCATCCGTACCGCTTGTACCTGATGTACCATCCGTACCACTTGTACCTGAAGTTCCATCCGTACCACTTGTACCTGAAGTTCCATCTGTTCCTGAAGTTCCCGATGTACCATCTGTTCCTGAAGTTCCGTCTGTTCCGCTAGTTCCTGATGTACCGTCTGTTCCGCTAGTTCCTGATGTACCATCCGTACCGCTTGTACCTGATGTACCATCCGTACCACTTGTACCTGAAGTTCCATCCGTACCGCTTGTACCTGATGTACCATCCGTACCACTTGTACCTGAAGTTCCATCCGTACCACTTGTACCTGAAGTTCCATCCGTACCGCTTGTACCTGAAGTTCCATCCGTACCACTTGTACCTGAAGTTCCATCTGTTCCTGAAGTTCCCGATGTACCATCTGTTCCGCTAGTACCTGAAGTTCCGTCTGTTCCGCTAGTTCCTGATGTACCATCTGTACCGCTAGTTCCTGAAGTTCCATCCGTACCACTTGTACCTGAAGTTCCATCTGTTCCTGAAGTTCCTGAAGTTCCGTCTGTTCCGCTAGTTCCTGATGTACCATCTGTACCGCTAGTTCCTGATGTACCATCTGTACCGCTAGTTCCTGAAGTTCCATCCGTACCACTTGTACCTGAAGTTCCATCTGTTCCGCTAGTACCTGAAGTTCCGTCTGTTCCGCTAGTTCCTGATGTACCATCTGTACCGCTAGTTCCTGAAGTTCCATCCGTACCGCTAGTTCCTGATGTACCATCCGTACCGCTTGTACCTGATGTACCATCCGTACCACTTGTACCTGAAGTTCCATCCGTACCGCTAGTTCCTGATGTACCTGAAGTTCCATCTGTACCGCTAGTTCCTGAAGTTCCGTCCGTTCCTGATGTACCACTTGTACCTGATGTACCATCTGTTCCGCTAGTACCTGAAGTTCCATCCGTACCGCTAGTCCCTGAAGTTCCTGAAGTTCCGTCTGTTCCGCTAGTACCTGAAGTTCCGTCTGTTCCGCTAGTACCTGAAGTTCCATTAACACCACTTAGTCCGCTAGTTCCTGATGTCCCACTAGTTCCATCTGTTCCTGAAGTACCATCTGTTCCGCTAGTTCCTGAAGTACCATCCGTTCCCGAAGTTCCTGATGTACCATCCGTACCACTTGTACCTGAAGTTCCATCACTTCCGCTAGTTCCTGATGTACCACTTGTACCTGAAGTTCCATCTGTTCCCGAAGTACCTGAAGTTCCATCTGTTCCCGAAGTACCTGAAGTTCCGTCTGTCCCGCTGGTACCCGATGTTCCATCACTTCCTGAAGTCCCATCTGTACCCGAAGTACCCGAAGTTCCATCCGTACCGCTAGTTCCTGAAGTTCCATCTGTTCCCGAAGTACCCGATGTACCATCCGTACCGCTAGTTCCTGAAGTTCCGTCCGTACCGCTAGTTCCTGATGTCCCACTAGTTCCATCTGTTCCGCTAGTTCCTGATGTACCATCTGTCCCGCTAGTACCCGATGTACCATCTGTACCCGAAGTTCCTGATGTTCCATCACTTCCGCTAGTTCCTGATGTACCATCCGTCCCGCTAGTTCCTGAAGTTCCATCCGTACCACTAGTTCCTGATGTACCATCCGTACCGCTAGTTCCTGAAGTTCCGTCCGTACCGCTAGTTCCTGAAGTTCCGTCCGTACCGCTAGTGCCTGAAGTTCCATCCGTACCGCTAGTTCCTGAAGTTCCGTCCGTTCCTGAAGTTCCTGATGTACCTGAAGTTCCATCACTTCCGCTAGTTCCTGATGTACCATCCGTCCCGCTAGTCCCTGAAGTTCCGTCCGTACCTGAAGTTCCATCTGTCCCGCTAGTTCCTGACGTACCACTTGTGCCTGAAGTTCCATCACTTCCGCTAGTACCTGAAGTTCCATCTGTACCACTTGTCCCTGAAGTTCCATCTGTACCACTTGTCCCTGAAGTTCCATTAACACCACTCAAACCGCTAGTACCTGATGTACCGCTAGTTCCTGAAGTTCCATCCGTACCGCTAGTCCCTGAAGTTCCATCCGTACCGCTAGTTCCTGAAGTTCCATCTGTTCCGCTAGTCCCTGAAGTTCCATCACTTCCCGAAGTACCATCACTTCCGCTAGTTCCTGATGTACCGCTAGTTCCTGAAGTTCCATTTGTTCCGCTAGTACCTGAAGTTCCTGAAGTTCCATCACTTCCGCTAGTTCCTGAAGTTCCATCACTTCCGCTAGTTCCTGATGTACCGCTAGTTCCTGATGTACCGCTAGTTCCTGATGTACCGCTAGTTCCTGAAGTTCCTGAAGTTCCATCTGTTCCGCTAGTACCTGAAGTACCATCACTTCCGCTGGTGCCTGAAGTACCATCTGTACCACTTGTACCTGCTTGTGCTATTAAACCCCAATTGAAATTAGTGTCAGGTGAAGAACCACCTGAAGGTATTGTTGTTGTGGCAACATATGAACTACCACTATAAAAAACTACATCACCTTCTATATAATTAACAGATGATGACCAAATACCTTTCCAATTGAACCCTTTTCCACTTGTGCCTGACGTACCTGACGTACCTGACGTAAATTGAGCAGTTAAAGCTGAAAAATATATGTAATTTGTTTGCCCTGTAGGTACCAGGTCATAGTTTACTATAACTAATAGTGATTCCGGGTATGCCGAAAACGCTTGAGGTAACTGTGAAATAGGTATATTTGCCATTTATATGTCTAAACTTATTTATCCTATAAATACTTGTGAAATGAGTATTTACACAACAAACCAAAAAAATAAATCCCCCAATTTAATTTGGAGGATTTAATATTAATTTATAATAAATAGTTTACTATTAACAACCACAAGGATTGGTACACGTTTCTGTTGGGGTTGATGTAGGTGTAGGAGAATTTGTTGTTGTTGTAGTTGTATGATTAGTTGTTGTTGTTGGTGTTGGAAATGGAACACATTTTGTTTCAGTTGGTGTTGGAGTAGGCGTAGATGTTGGGGTTGGTGTTGGAGTTCTTGTTTGAGTTGGGGTTGGTGTTGGTGTTGGAGTAGGTCTAACAACATTTAATATATTTGGACATTCAATACCGTTTACAATAACGACAATTGTGTAAACACCATAAACATCTCTAGGTGGAGTTAATAAATAAGGTCTAAACAAAAATGGTAATGTTTGTTGTCCCAAATTAATCACTACATTATCAACATCAGGGGTAAAGATTATATTAGCAATCTCCCCGTCGTAATTTATACTATTAATTGTTATTGATTGTGACATATTAAATTACTTATTGATTATATTATTGTTGTTGTAACAGATAGTAGTGGTAGTTGTTGTAACAGGTATAGTAGTAGTGGTAGTTGTTGTAACAGGTATAGTAGTGGTAGTTGTTGTAACAGGTATAGTAGTGGTAGTTGTTGTAACAGGAATTGTCGTTGTTGTTGTGGTTGAAATATTCCCTATTGTGTATGTGAAATCATCCGGAGGACAAATTTCAGTACTACAATCAGGACAATCAGGGTTAAACATTCTAAACGTATTTTTCAATATATTAAAATTATGTTTAACTTCCGGAGCCGATAATGGTGTTACATACATTCTAAATTGAGAAATACCCCCTTCAAATGTTCCTGCGAAATTTTGTTCAATAACAATATTTGTATTCATTCCATTAAATGTAGTTCCCGTTAAATCATTAACAGGAAAACATTCAGGGTCTTGTTGATATGGTCCATAAGGTAATGTACAAGATGAAAATGTTAAATTTTCTCTCAATCCTTGAGTCCCTCCACCCCATGATATATTAAATGGAACACCAACTTGTTTTTCTTTATCCGTACTTAAAGCTCTTGGAATAATTTCTTCAAAATCTTCAATCGTGTAAAATATTTTACCATTGATATAAATTTTTAATCTTCCTCTTCTATATTTTTTTTCATCTAACCATCTTTCATTTAAATTAACTAATTCAATTTTTGATGGTTCAATTCCGTCAGTTTGTGTATAAGGTACGGTAATTAACGATATTGAATTATGTGCCAACGACTCCAAATATTTCTCTTGAGTTATAATGCCCAAACCACCTCTATACCATAAATCACAATCATCTAACCACGTATATCTTTCCCACACAGCATCTAATTGAAACCAATGTTCTTCCTCTAACCAAGCCGGATTATCAATTAAACAAGTTGGGTAAATTCCTCCTGGTGAACAATATTCCGTTACCGTATATCCTGTGGTATATGTTATTCCGCTAGTTGAACAACTTCCACTAGTTTCACATCCACCCGTAAATCTTAAAACTTTAACGCCGATTTGAGGATTTTTAGGGTCACCACATAATTTAAATGATAACGCATTTGACATTGCATCATATAATGGATTTGTTTCACAAGTATATTCTATTGAACTAAACCCTGTTGGTTTACATGTCTCACAATTACCAAAGTCATAACAAGTTGAACAACTATAACAAACATCAGTACATGTTGGTGTAGTAGGTTCACAATTTGTCGGTGTTGATGTAGGTGTTGGTGTAGGAGTTGGTGTTGGCTCTATAATTGAACCACAAGTATGTGTTTGACATTCCCAACCACAAGTTTCACAAGGGTCTAAATTACAATCACATCCGCATGTTATCTTTTTTTGAGGGTTACCATTACATTCATTACACCCATAATTAACATGGGGGTCGTGAACATTATTTAAAGACCTTGGCGGATATACGTAGATACATCTACTATTAGTTATTGTTCTATTACAACACTCACAAGTTTGTAAACAATTATATAAATCAGATGTTACACGAGTATACCCTGTAAAACAATTAGGATGACCATCGGCGTGATGATAAAATTTATTTTCAGCTCTTGCTCCTAAATAAAAGAATATGTTTTTATTTTGGGGATAAATCTCATTTAATGTTGTTTCATCTGATGATGGTGCATATTCGTTGAATAATCTTGGTTTTAACAACATTTCAACTGACCATCCTCTATTCATTCTTTCAGGGAATATTTCATAGTCATACCCAAATAACTTATAGAAACCTTGATAAAAACCACCGTATAATTCATGGTATCTACCTTCATATGGACTATACTTACTTACAACTTCATATAAAACCGTTTTATTAAATCCTGAGAACCTAACATTAGGTGATTGAGTATTACCTGTAACTTGGAACAATTTCAATCTTCTATCAAAAGATAACCTATCAAATTTTAAATAATCTGAAAATAATCCTTCTGTAAAAGTTATAGTTTCTCCGGTCATTTTGGTTACTAAACCATTGTCAATCCCGGTCAATCCAATATCACAAGATGTGTGAGAATTGAAACAAGTTATATCTAACTCTTTAGGGTTATAATAATTTTGAGAAACAAAAATATTGTTTTGATTATAGTCCTTATAATTTAATGTTAAATCTTGAACACTTAAAGGATTGTTAATGTCAAAATAAAATGGTAATCTATTACCATAGGTCTGAGCAATCAAATATGGGGAGAACACAACCTCTTGATTGTAGTCTCTTTCATCTGATGTTATAGACATATCATAGGTTTCTAATGCAAAATTTAGACCCCAATTTGGATAGACGTATTGATTTATATTTTGTTGTGCCATCTTTTTTATGATAAATACATTAAAACGAAGTATTTATATGAAAAAGTTATATGATAAATTTTAATACAGAGTACTATAGTAATAATTATTACTTCTTTTTGAAAGAGAGAACAGACAAAATCTCCTTATATTATTCTATTGCGGATACTTTAACTGAATCTAGACAGAATGATGAGAGAATTGACTTTGATAAAAAAGATTCTAAAAAAGTTAAAAATATTGTTGGGAATGTTTTAAAATCTAAAACAAAAGTTTCCAAAAACGCATTAACCAAAAAGTTAAAAAGTATTAAACCTAAAAAAGAAATTGATGAATTAGTTGATTCTGATGGTAGTATGTTAAGTTCAAAAATACCATTTCTTAACCAAACATTAACACCTCATAAAACTACCGACCAAACTGTTGCAATGGCAAGAATTACGAATGACCCTGTAACTAGAGGTTATAGAGTTTATTATGGTGAGAGCGAAGAAAAGTCTGATGAGGTTATAAATGAAGTGGATTATTCTGAAGCATTCGGATATGAGGAAACAAAAGATATGGATTTTGACGACACCGTTAAAACTCTTGAAGAAATGGGAGTTGAAAATGCTATTGAACGAGCAAAACAATTTGGTAAGTTACCAAAAGAAGAAATTGAAAATGGTGAGTTAAGACAGAGATTATCTGAAAAAGATAGTATTGAAGAACAACAAAAACAAAAAATGATTAAAATGGTTGAAGATATGTTAACCAAAAAATCTAAATCATCTGATGTTGTTAAAAAGTCTTTTGGAAATTCTGATGTTATTAAAAATAAAGGTGTTAGTAAAATATTGTTAAAAAATATTGAATCAATTAAAAAAATTGCTGATAAAGAAGGAATTAGTATTAATATGTTAATAAAAGCTTTGAAATCTAATGAATAAAGATTTATACGGAAATACGGTTCAATTACCTGAAGATGTTGTAGAATATTTACAACAATGTTTTGATTCCGCAAATACGGATGACACAACAATTGAAGGTCACAAAAGAAATCAAGAATTAAGAGATAGTCGTGAGGTTACTTACCAACAATTAAAACGAATAAAAAATTGGTTTGATAATTTTAATGGACTTGAGAACGATTTACCATTTATCTTAAACGGTGGTCATTATGTTAAGAATTGGGTTAACGATACTTTAGGGGGGATGAGAGACAATGTTTATCTCGGTAAGAAAGCAAAAGCTGAAGTGTTACCAAATCAATTTATACAAACACACACAAAAGATAATTTAAACAATATGAATAGGTCAAGTAAAAACCATAATTCAACTGTCGGAGATATTAATAGAGATATTACCGAAAATTTAAAAAGAATAAACGAACTAATAAAAAAAATAATTTAACATGGCAAATTTAGAACCATTAGATTTCGCACAACCTGAAAATGAATTATCAGCAGTTGCGGATATGCAAAGACAAATGTTATTTCCTAAAAATGACTTTAAAATCACCAATCAATACTCATCTGTTAATCCTGACGCTTTAGCCGATGGAGATGATATGGGTAAAGGTACAGGAGGATTTTTAGATGTTTATAATCAAGGCGCTGGAGCAATCCAAGACATTATGGAAAGAAAATCTGAAATCGTAATTAACAAATACAAAGAAGTAGCACCATACACAACACCTAGTGCATAATGAAACTTTACAACACATTTAAATCACTTATTTTAGAAATAGCGTCTGTTGACTCAATAGTCGACGCTATAAAAAAACGAGATAAGATTATAATTTACTATGATGGTGATGAACCAGGTGGTAGAGGATTACGTTTAATTGAACCCGTTTGTTTTGGTTATTCAAAAGCGGATAACCCTGTTGTAAGAGCATGGGACTCTCAAGGAGCATCTCACACTGCGTATTTAGGTGAACAACCATTACCAGGATGGAGACTTTTCAGAGCCGATAAAATATTTTCTTTCAAACCAACAGGAGAAACATTTAACGAGGCAAAACCAAACTATAATCCTAATGGGGATAAAAGCATGAATCGTGTTATTATTAACGCTGATTTTTCTGAAGTCACACCACAAACACCGGAAACACCGGCACCTGAGACAGAAACTGAAGTTGCTGTTAATGATGTAATTAACGATGTAATCATTACTACCGTTAATGATATGATTAATAGTATTATAGAAAAAGATGGTGTTGATTCGTTAGAAGGGGTTGATTTATCAAAAGCCGCTGAATCATATAAAAGAATCTATTCCGGAATTGAAGATAAAATTCGTAGAAATTTATCCAATCAAGAAAAGAATGATTTAAGACCAAAAGTTTCAGAACTAATAAAACAATCTCAAAGTTTAATTAAAAAATAATATGACAAACGAAAATGATTTAATTCAAAAACTTATGATTTCCAAACAAATTATGGAAAAACATAATCAAACACCAAGAGGTGGTATGCCATCTATGGATTCATATAACACACCTGAAGTCGCAACTTATAACGCACCTCCAGCAACATACAATTTACCTCAAGATATGTTACAAGAAGCGTCTGTACCGGTACAACAAGTTAATCAACCAATGACTCAAGATAGAGTTATGGCTTCAAAATTACCTGACGAAATTAAACGATTAATGATTGAGCACCCTATTTCACAACCTGCTGGTATGGGAGGTCCAACATTGTCTAATGATTTAATTGACAAAGCAGCAAGATTAATGAATACAGATGCTAGAGGTAATCAAATCAACCAACCAAAACAAAAACTTCAAGAACAATCACAACCTCAACCTAATTTTAATAACAAACAATTAAGAGACATGTTGAAAGAAGTTGTTGAGGAGGTTTTACAAGAAAATGGTATTTTAGCCGAATCCACACAAAAATCAAATGAAGTGTTTTCTTTTAAAGTGGGAAAACATGTGTTTGAGGGTAAAGTTACTAAGATAAAAAAAATGTCTTAAACTTTATTTACTCTAAAAATTAAAACCCCCTAAGGAAACTTAAGGGGTTTTTTATTTCTTAAAAACTTTCCTTTTGATTAAACCGGTATATTTATCTATAAAGATTAAGTTATGGATATCAATACTGAAAAAAAAATTATCTTTGAATATAAAAGGGGGAAAAGTAGTTTAGAAATTGTTAAAATTATTGGGTTATCAAAACCTACAATTCTTAAAGTATTAAATAAACATAATCTTGTAAGAAAAAGGGATAGATGTTCTTCTTTAGATATTAAAAAGGATAGTAAAAAATATTATGTAATCCGTAAATGTCCAAACTGTGATAAAGATATTAAAACAATCTCAAAAGATAAGGTAATTGCTTGTAGAAACCATTTTAATAAATTAAAAGGAACTTCATTATGTAAACCCTGTTCATTAAAGTTACAAGTTGGTAAGGGTAATCCTTTTTTTGGTAAAACACATACTAAAGAAAGTCTTAAAAAAATATCTAAAAGTAAAACAGGTCAATACACCGGAAACCAAAACCATATGAAACAAGAAAAATATCGTCAAATGAGTAGAGATATTATGAGGTCAAATTGGGACAATGGTATTTTAGATAGAAAAGTTATTTCAGAACAAATGAAACAAACACAAAGAAGTGGTAAAATTAAATCTGTAATAGTCTCAAAAAGAGAAAAAGAAATTGTTAAAGAAATAAAACAACTAGGTTACAAATTAATTCATTCATATCGTGTTGATAGTAAGATTTGTGATGTGTATATTCCATCATTAAATTTAATTATAGAATATTTTGGGGATTATTGGCATTGTAATCCTAAAAAATACGAATCAGATTTTTTTAATAAAAAAAAGAGTAAGTTTGCTTGGGAATTATGGGATTATGATAAAAAGAAAATTGACTTAATTAAAAGTTATGGTTATAATTTAGAAGTTGTGTGGGAGGGAGACCTTAAACTCAACAATAAATTGATAGAACTCATAATAGAAAACTATGTCACAAAACTCACTTCAACGCCCTAACGGTCAAGAAAAGATTAGCGTACTTGTACTGCCATCTGACCGTACGGGCGTTGGTTAACCAACAGGTAAATTTAGGTCAATTGACCCTCACATTTTTTTACAAAACTTATATCCGGATGACTTCCACGTAGATATCGATTACGAACCAAGAATAAACGACATGAAATATTGGGATAAATATCAAATTATTCATGTACACAGAAATATCGGTAGTCACTATGACCAAACACCCGCAATAGTTAAATATCTAAAATCAATTGGTAAAGTGGTTGTTATTGATATTGATGATTATTGGTTACCTACGGTTGACCACCCAATACATAGTATTATTGTTCAAAACAAAATTCACGAAAAAATTGTTGCAAATTTAAAAGAAGCTGATTGGGTAACTACCACTACAGATATTTTTGCAAATGAAATTCGTAAGATTAATAAAAACGTATTGGTATTACCAAACGCTATTGACCCTAAAGAGCCACAATTTAATCAACCAACACCTCCGTCTGATAAAATTAGAATAGGATGGTTAGGAGGTTCATCTCACTTACACGATTTAAATTTATTAGATTCGTTTGTTCAAAAAAATTATGAGATTAACGATAAATTACAATATGTAATTTGTGGGTTTGATACAAGAGGTTCTGTAACGGAAATTAATCCAACTACCGGAGAACAAAAGAAGAGAGATATTCTTCCACACGAAACTGTATGGGTTAATTATGAAGGAATTTTTACAAATAACTATAAAACTTTAGACGAAAATTATATTAAATTTTTAAAGGAATTTAAAGAAGGTGAATATATTTCAGATAAAGAATTACCATACGTTAGAGTTTGGACAAAACCTGTTAGTTCTTATGCTATGAATTATTCAAAATTTGATATATCTTTGGCACCAATTAAAAATCATATCTTTAATAGAATGAAATCACAATTAAAAGTAATTGAGGCAGGGTTCTATAAGAAAGCGTTAATCGCATCAGAGATTGGACCATACACCATCGATTTAGTTCATTGTTTAAAAAATGGTGAGTTTAACGATAATGGTAACGCAATTTTAATACCTGAATCAAGAAACCATAGTGATTGGTCCAAATCAATTAAAAAATTAGTTCAAAACCCTGAAATGATAACTGAATTAGGTGAACGATTATATAATACCGTAAAAGACAAATATGACCTTAATAAGGTTACGGTTACAAGAGCAGAATTTTATAAAAGTTTAATTAAATAAAACATAACAAATGATAAAAATACCTTTAACCAAAATATTGTTTCTTGATATAGAAACTGTTGGTGGATGTAAAAACTATACCGAGTGTAAAGTTAACAATCCTAATGTGGCAAAACAATTTGAAAAGTATTTTGATTGGTTTCAAAAGAGATTTCCAGAAGATGCCGGATTTTCTGCTGATAAAGTTTTTGAAAAAAGAGCAGCGTTAGTTCCTGAGTTTGCAAAAATTGTTTGTGTTAGTGTTGCCTTTGTTATGGACAACGGTGAGATTAAAAAACAATCATTCTCAGGCGACGATGAAAGAGCATTATTAAAAGACTGTCAAACATTACTTAATCGTTGTGGTAAGTTAGATTTTTATCTATGTGGTCATAACCTTAAGAATTTTGACATTCCAATGTTGGCAAAAAGAATGATAATTAATGGATTGATGCCATCATCAATCTTACCGTCATACGATACTAAGCCGTGGGAAATCAAAGCTATTGATACCAAAGAGATTTGGCAATACGGGGCTTACACCGCAATTGGTTCATTGGACTTAATGTGTTCTTGTATGGACGTTCCATCTCCAAAAGAAGGTGATGTTACCGGAGACAAAGTTCACGACGCATATTGGAATAAAAATATGTTACCTGAAATCACCGCTTACTGCGAAAGAGACGTGTTAGTCTTGATAGACATAATAAAAAAATTAAAAGAATTAGAATAATGTTTAGCGAAGATTTAGATTTCTTAAAAAACAAAGCCGAAGAATTAAAAAAATTGGCAAATATTGATTTGGATGATTTGAGTTATGACGAGATAATGAGTGAATTTGGTTTGGATTTAAAACAACTTGAAGATGATATGTTAAATTCAAGAACAAGATTACCATTAGGTTTTGTTAAAATTCATCCCGACGCAATAACACCTAAGTATAATTACGATAGTGATTCAGGGTTTGACTTACATTCTGTTGAAGATGTTATCATAGAGGCTTTTGGTAGAGCGTTAGTCCCTAGTGGACTATCCTTTGATATTAAAGATGGATATGAAATTCAAGTTAGAACTAAAAGTGGTTTGGCAATCAATCAAGGTCTTATGGTTTTAAATTCTCCCGGTACTGTTGATAATGGTTATACCGGAGAAGTTAAAGGAATTATTTTTAATACCAATAATCATCCAGTAACCATCCACAAAGGAATGAAATTTGGTCAAGCGGTATTATGTCCTGTTGTAAATGGGGGATGGGTTCACTTAGACCAAAGAGAAAAAGTTACTGATAAAGAAAGAGGAGATAACGGATTTGGCTCAACAGGATTAGTATGATTACAGTAATATACTCAACACATAAAGACGAACAATTTAATAACAAATTTAAACAACATTTGTTACAAACTGTTGGTTTAAAAGATGTTCAAATTTTAGAATACAAAAACAATAACGAATTCAGTTTAGCTGAGATTTACAACAAAGGTATTTCTCAGTCAATTTTTGATATTGTTGTTTGTTGTCATAACGATATTAAATTAGAAAATGGGTGGGGTAAAAAACTTTTAAAAGATTACTCTGAGAATCCTGAATATGGTATTATTGGAAAAGCCGGTTCTTGTTATTTCCCTGAATCAGGGGTATACTGGGAACGTATGCAACAAACAATGGTAGGACAAGTTTATCACCACCCCGACGGACAAAACAAATGGTTAAGTAAATATTCACCAAAATTACCATTTTTAATTCCTGTGGTGACTATTGATGGGTTATTTATCTCATTTGATAAAACAAAAATTAAACATCAATTTGACGAAACAATTGGAAGATTTCATTTTTATGACCATTTATTCTGTTTACCTAATTATGTGGACGGTATTAAAATTGGTGTAACATCTTCCTTTGAAATCACACATCAATCAGTTGGTCAACCAAATAGAGAATTTTGGGAAAGTAGAGATAGATTTGTTGAGAAGTGGAAACACGTTTTACCATTAGATTTAAAACCTCAACAAGTATATATTCCGGAGATTAAAGAAAAACCAATTAAAAATATTGGTAAAGTCGCAATTATTATACCAACTAAAGGTAATGTAGAAATGTTAAAAGAATGTGTTGATTCGTTTTATAATAATTGTAATCCTGAATTATTTGATATTTTTATTACCGACACCGGTTCAACAGATGACGAAAAAGAAACAGTTAAAAATAATATAAAAGATTACAATAATATAAAACTGATTGAGTATGATTATTATAATTTTGCTAAAATTAATAATGATGTTGTTAAAAATTACGTAACCGATGAATATGAATTTTTATTATTCTGTAATAATGATATTAAATTGTTAAATAATGTTATCTATGGAATGTTAAATATTTTTAAAACAAAATCTAATGTTGGTACTGTGGGATGTAGATTACATTTTGAAGATAATACCATTCAACATGACGGTATTTTATGTCTTATTGATAATAATAAACATTTAAAACTATCTCACATTGGTTTGTCTTCCTATTATAATTTTTCTAATACAACTAAAAAAGGAATCGGGTCAACAGCGGCATTACTCATGATTAAAAAAAATGTATTTATTAAGTGTAATTATTTTAACGAAAATTACCAGTCTTGTTTTGAAGATGTTGAATTAAATTTACAATGTTTAATGATGGGATTAGATAATTATTGTGATAGTAATTTAGTTTCATATCATTATGAAAGTCAAACTAGAAATACTGAAAAAGATAAAATGAAAAAAGTTAATGAAGATTATAATAATTTCTTATTTCCTTTTGTTGTTAAAAACTTTGAAAAATTAAAAACACATATACGAATAATAAAATAAAGAAATATGATAAAAATCGCGGTATCAACAAATAAAAATTTTTACAAAAAAACTTTACCTATTTTATTACCAACATTAATAAATTCTGGAATTAATAAAGATGATATTCACGTATTTAACGCCGGTTTTGATAGTTATTCAAAAAATGCTGTTGACGGAATTACGTATCATAATCTTAACCATAACTCATTTGAATACAGCTCTTTAATTGAAATTTGCGAAAAAGAATTAGTTTCTGAATATTGGTTTTTAATTCACGACACTTGTAAAGTTGGTGAGAAATTTAAAGAATTACTTTATACTATTCCTGAAGAAAAACCAGTAAAAATGGCGTTAAAGGGAAACCCGTCAATGTCTATGGGATTATATTCATACAGTTATCTTTTAGAGAATAAACAAAAATTAATTAATATTAAAAATTCCGATTATTCTAACGAATCAATGTCTAAATGGAAAATATGGGGAGTACCCAACGAAGATTACATTATGTGGAAAACTGAGCCTACACCAAAACTTTACAATGAAAATATGCCAAAATGGTCAGTTGTTGATAATTATAATTGGTATGGAACAGATACCATTAGAAGAACAGAATATTACCCGTCATTAGACATATATAAAAATAAATCTAATTGGGGTCAAACAGGTTTAAATATGGTTCTAAATATATAATAATAATAATATGAAAATATCAATAATTGGGGGTGGATGGGTTGGTTGTCATTTAGCCAATCAGTTAAAAAACGACCACGAAATAACACTCATTGAAAAAAATGATGAAATTTTTAAAGGAACTTCTTATAATAATCAAAATAGATTACATTATGGTTATCATTATGCGAGAAACTATGAAACAAGGAATTTGTGTGAAACAACTTTTTATAGGTTTATTGATGACTACGGATTTTGTGTGACCGATATTGATAAAAACTTTTATTGTGTCCCTAAAAAATTATCGTTGATTGATTTAAACACATATTTAAAAATTTTTGATAAGAGTTCCTCTGAATTAATTCCCCATAATTTTAGTAATACTAAAGGATGTATTTTAACAAATGAAAAACATATCAATTTTGAAAAAGTTAAAAATTATTTTGAAAAAAAATTAAATGGGTTAATAAAGTATGATACCATTAATGAAGTAAAATTAGAAGAATTATCTAAAAACTCAAATTTAGTCATTGACGCAACAAATAATTTTATGGGATTAATCAATGTCGATTTTTTTTATGAATTAACTATAACATTAATTTACGATAAAATTAAAACAACAAATTTTGATTCTGTTACATTTGTTGATGGTGAACTATTTTCTATTTACCCCTATAAGGATAATAAGTTTACATTAACTGATGTAAAACTAACACCATTAAAAAAGTTTTCATCCATTGAAGAGATTGACGAATATAAAAAATTAATAGATAATGAATTTATCTTAAATAAAGTTAAAGAATTTGAGAATCGAATTATAACATTTATGCCAAATTTCAATGAATACTTTAAATACGATTCTTATTTTTTATCAATAAAAAGTAAAGTAAATGATGAGTCGGATAGCCGATATCCAGTAATAAAACAAACAAATAATATAATTTCATGTTTTACAGGAAAAATACAAGGAATTTATATTATTGAAGATTATATTTTAAATTTAATTAATAATGACAAATGAAGAATTATCGTTTCTATTTAACAAATATTTAAATAGAAATTTTACAAATCACGAATTAATGAATCATGGAGGAAAAACAGTTAGTTTTTTAGAAAATGAAATATTAAATTGTAAGGAATATTTAAACTTACCACCGATAAAAATTAATTTAAATGAGTTAAAGGTTGCCATTTTATTAAGTGGTCATATTAGGAAAAACTCAATATTAGAGGGTATAAATAAATTTTGTGAATATGAAAATCATCATGTTTTTATACACACATGGGATAACATTGGGTTAAAAGACCACTCACTATTACAAGAAACTTTATTAAACGATGAATCCATCCCAACTTCAGTAATTTCTGAAATAAATAAATTTACTAATGTAAAAAAATACGAAATTGAAAATAATAAAGATTGGATTGAAACTCAAAAAATCACACACCATTATTTTAATTTTTCGTCACCAGAAGTTTTTATTAAATCTCAATTATATTCTGTTAATAAATCATATAACTTAATGGATGAATATTCAAAAGAAAATAATATTGAATATGATGTTGTCATAAAATTTAGATTTGATTGTGATATGACTGTGTTTAGTTTAAGTGATAAAACAATTTCAAACATAAAAAACCACAATATTATTTTTGCACCTAATTCAGACAACGGACATAGCCATATGGATTATGGCACATCTTGTTGGGCTTGTGATAATATGTATTACAAACATAATAGAACAATAGTTCATAATTTTGACCATACAAATATTATATGTGATTTATACGCATACGGAAGTAAAAATTCAATGGAAAAATATTGTAATTTATATGGTAATTATGATAAATTAAATAATTCTTTTTTTAAAGAAAATTTAAAACAATTTAAAATTGTTCCTAATAATACTTTTTTTGACAACGGAAACTATAATTTAAAAGGACATGAAGGACACGTAGATTCTCTATATTATTATAATTGTTCGTATCCGGAAAGATTATTACAACATCATTTAAAAAATTATATGTTAGTAGAATCAAAAGAAATTAAAGCAAATTTAGTTCGATGAAAATATTAATAGGGAATACTGGATTAGTTGGGCAAACTTTAAAGGAAAGTATAAATTTTGATTTTGAATATAATTCAAAATCTATTCAAAGTTATTTACCACCGGATGGGTGTGACTTGTATTTATCTTGTTTACCGTCAACAAAATGGTTAATTAATAAAGATACAAAGACGGATATTGAAACTATCATAGATATCGTTAAATTAATAGGTAATGTTAAATATAAAAATATATACGTAATCTCAACTATTGATGTATACGGTAATTCACCTGTAGGGGTCGATGAAGACTTTGACCCTATATTTAAAGATTTTTCTTATGGTTCAAATAGATATCTTTTTGAAAAAATGGTGGTAAAACATTTAATCTACGAGAATGTTAAAGTTTTTAGACTACCCGCTTTGTTCAGTAAAAATATCAAAAAAAACATATTATACGATTTATTACATAATAATAACATTCATATGATTAATAAAAATTCTTCATTCCAATGGTATAATTTAAATGATTTAGTGGACGATATAAGTTTGTATGGTGAAAAACACCCTAACGAAGTTATATTTAACTTATTTACAGAACCATTAGAAAGTGAAGAAATAATTAATTTATTTCCATCTCATAAAGAAAAGGTCGCTAATTCAGAAATTAAAATACTGTATGACTATACAACCAAATATTCATCAACCGGATACATAAAACCTAAAGAGACAGTTTTAAATGAAATTAAAAAATTGGTAAACGAATTTATTTTATAAACTTAATCTATTAGAATAGTTGAATTTTATTTTTCCTATTGAGATTTCTATCGGTAAACACTCATCACTAAAATAATTAATTTGATTAAATAATCTTTCATGACTTTTAATTTTATTAAAATAATTATTTGGGTCTAATAGTTCTTTGTTTAATATGTTATCAACAATTTTTGAATACTCCATATCGGACATTCCACCTTTATTAGGTAAAATTAAACAACTTTCTTTTAAATCAATATCTTTAGTAAAGATATTTTGATATAGTAATAATTCCTCTTCAAATATTATGGGAACAATATTGTATACTAAACACTGATAAAAACATACTCGAGTGGGAGTGTCCCCTCTTAAAACAAACAAATATTTAGTATCCATCAATTCTTGGTTGATGTTTGACATATTACCAATATAAACTTCCGAATTTAATAATAGTATAAAATCTCTAATTCTTTTAATTAATGGTCTGTCTTCGGAATTGTCGGAATTAAAGGCACCTATAAATGTTAACTCTCGTGTTTTTTCACAACTTACTATTTTTTCCATAGTAGAAAGTGACTTTGAAATATTTCTATTTAATATATAAGGAATGGTAATCATTCTGTTATGAGTACCTATTTTAAATGTTGTGGTAGTGTTAAAAAAAGAAACCTCATCCTCATAACTTAAAATAAATATATTATCATCTATTGGTTCAAAAGAAATTTCAAACAAGACATAACTATATAAAATAAAATGCGGAATTTTTAAATCAGGATTAATGTTATTTTTGACAAAATTATTCCAAAAAAATTTAATAAAATTATCCTTATGACCAACACCAAACGTAGGTGGTTGTACAGTTGGTATTAAATCAGGGTACTTATCATAATTTTTTAAATGGTTATAAAGAATATGATGGTTAGCTGGTGTTATATTTCCGTAAATTAGTTTAATAAAATCTATAGGTATAAACGCAATGTCGGCATCATTAATATCACTAACAACTTCATACTTTAAATTTAACTTACTCAAAAACATATTATATAAATCCATTTCAGATGGAACGGACTCATAAAATTTCATTATTTCTTCTAATTCTTTGATGTTATAAATAAAAATCTTCATACTTATTAAATATAAGTTTATATGTCCAATAATAAATGTTTTTATATATTAAATATTAACACTGATTTTAATTCAGACTTATTACCAGTTCACATAAATGATAATGAAATAATTGATAATCATTTTATTAAGTTTGACGACTATAAATATTTACGGTCTCAATATTCTTTAGAGGTAGTTTTACACAATATGTTTAAAGAACACAAAAAGTTAATAAATAATTATGAAAATTCTGATGTCGTATTTATCCCCATTTATTTATTTTGCTCCGCATGGTCAAAAAAATATTTTTATGATGTTACTCAAATACTTAATAAAATAAACTTAATCTTACCATTAATTAACAACTGTGTTAATGATGGTAAAAAAATTATTATTCCTTATTCAGATGTAATGTGGGAAGATAATAGATGTTTTTTAAACCATTTTAATTTTCACGAAAACATTTATTTTGTTTGTTATGAAGATGTAATTAGCGATAACAATCAAATTCCGGTTCCTTACTGTACCCACATTAAACAAAACCCAAAAGATTATATTGTCCCAAAAAACCAAAACAAAAAACATTTAATAAGTTATGCCGGTAGATATCGAAAAGAAATTGATTACTTTAATAATATTGAGGTATTAAACACAAATAAAGTGATTGATGATAAATGGATTAGTATTAATAATATAGATACATACAATGAAATTGATGAGCTTTATTTAAATAGTCATTTTTCATTACAACCACATGGAGATAAACAATCGAGAAAAGGGTTTTATCATAGTTTGTTACTTGGATGTATACCGGTAATATTTGACGACAACTATAACACATATGAAAAAGTGTTAGACGGAATAGTTAATCTCAAAGATATTTCAGTAATTTTAAACAAAAATGAGAATAATTTTGAAACCGTATTAAATAATGAATTATTAAACATCAATTCAAAAATTGACAATATAAATAAAATAAAACATTTATTATTATATGATGAGAATGATTTATCAATTGTTGATTTTATTTTAAATAAAATTAAATTTTAAGTCATACAAATATATTAAAAATATGAAATTATCATTAAGTAACTTAGCGTGGGATATCTCCGATAACGACCAAATCTTAACTATATTAAAGACCAACAATATTCATAATATTGAAGGTGTTCTAACCAAAATTGATGACTGGAATAAATTATCTAACGATATTTTAATAGAGTATAAAAAAAAATTAGACTCTTACAATATTAAAATGGAGTCAATTCAGTCAATATTTTATGATGTTAAATGTGATGGAATTAAAGATACAAAAATAGTTTATAAACATATTGACAGACTAATTGAAATATGTAAAATATTAGGGGTTAAGGTTATGGTTTTTGGGTCTCCTACTATTAGAAATGGAATCGTTGATGATTCGTTATCTAAAATATTTAAAAGGATTGATAATTCACTTAACAATACAGGTATTACTCTAACTATTGAACCTAACTCTAAAGTTTATGGAGGGAATTATTTTTATAATATAGAAGAAATTGTTGATTTTATTAAAAATAATAAATTTATTAATATTAAAACAATGATTGATACCCATAACTTAAAATTAGAAGGTTACGACCCAATTATTGAATTAAGTAAGTATTATGACTATATTAATCATATACATATTTCGGAAATAAAATTGACACCAATTATAAATCCTGATATACATATAAATTTCTCAAATGAACTTAAAAAATTAGGATATAATCAAATAATCACATATGAGGTTTTAAAATGTGATAATATTGAATCTGAAATAAAAAAATTTGTTGAGATTTACAACTAAACAATTAAAAAAATAAAATGGCTGAACAGCGAAAAAAGAAACCAACAACAACTCCGAACTCGGAAGTGACCGGTAAACCGGTAAGTAAAAAAGATTTAATTGCTCAAATTATTAAAAGAAAAACTAAAGAAAAGTTTTTAACTTTAAATCAAAAAAAATATTACGATACTTTAATTGACAGTGAAATCACAGTTTGTTCGGGACCAGCGGGTGTCGGTAAAAGTTATATAACAATGAAAGCAGCGATTGACTTACTTTCAGACCCAAAAACCCCTTATGAGAAAATAATAATTGTTAGACCGGCTGTAGAGGCAGAAGAAAAATTAGGTTCACTACCTGGTAATGTTGAAGAAAAGTTAGACCCATACATTTTCCCATCTTATTATTTATTAAATAAAATCATTGGTAAAGAATGTCGAGAAAAACTTAAAGAGATTGAAGTTATTGAAGTATTTGCATTAGCATTTATGAGAGGTATGAATATTGATAACTCAATATTAATATTTGAAGAGGGTCAAAACGCCTCTCCAAGTCAAATGAAACTTCTGTTAACAAGAATAGGTTATAATAGTAAATTTTTTATATCAGGAGATGTTGAACAGTCAGATAAATATAAAAATAAAACATTGAGTGGGTTATGGGACGCAATTGAAAAATTTAGAGACGATGATTATGTTTCAACATTTGAATTTAAAGATAAAAATGATATTGTTAGAAATCCATTAATAAGTAAAATATTAGAAAAATACGAAGACAAATAGTCTCAAAAAGACTAATTTAATAGAAAAGATAAGTAACTATATTTTAGTTTACTTATCTTTTTTTTTATATAACTTTTATTGATATGAGAATTGGTATAGAAATTAATGGAGTATTAAGAAATACTTTGGGAAAAATTGAACAAACTTATCAAAAATTTTTAATTGATAAAACAGATGGTATAGAGAATGAGGACTCTTTTGAATATAAGATGACTTATCCAATAAACAGTTTAACGTTAAACGAACATTTCGCATTTCCGGATGAGAATGAATTATATTCATTTTTATATGAAGAATTTGCTATGGAAATTTTTGGTCACGCACAGTCTTCAGAATATAATACTTTTACTGATTTAAACGAGGTTTACGTCTCTTTAAGAGATAATAATGACTTACTAATAGTTTCTGATGAAATAGGTAAATCAAAACCCGCATCACTGTTCTTTTTATCCAAATTTGGTTGTCAATTAGAAAAAGTGAAATTTTACAGTAATTCAACAATTAATTCAATGTGGGATGAAATTGATATTTTACTTACATCAAATCCAGACTTATTATTGGAATATCCTTCAGATAAAATATTAATAAAATATGATACTGAGTATAATGAGAATATTAGCACAATCCATTCTATAAAATCAATAAAAGAATTGGAGGATAAATTAAAACAAATTTTAGAATGTTAAAAGTATTAGGAGAAAACTACTATGTAGATTTGGATAAAATAGATGATTATGTCCAAATAAAAACAAAAAAGAATATCACATCAGGTGATACGGAAGGTACAGCCATTAGTATAATTAAATATGAGACTATTAAGTTAATGTTAGAAATAATTATGGATGAACCTGAAGAGATTGACGAACAATTAGGAGCTAAAGGAACTAACAATTTATCCATACCCTTTAAATTAGCGTTTAATACTCTATTATATAAAAAATTACTAAATAAAATATAATTAACATGACACAAGAACAAATTACAAAACTAGAACAGTCAATTCAAAACATGAAAGATAAAAAATCAAGAATTTATCTTTTAGCACAAGACACTAAAGGTAATGCAAAAGCCTCTGTTGCTTACATATACGATTTAGGTATGACATTACTAAAAAATGGATATAATCCAATTATCTTACACGAAACTCCGGACTATACTGGTGTTGGAGAATGGTTAGGTGAAGAATATATGACATCATTACCTCATAAAACTATTGAGGGTCAAAATTTAGAAATTGCACCTGAAGATTTAATTGTTATCCCTGAATTATATGGATTTGTTATGAGTCAAATTGCAAAGTTACCTTGTGGTAAAATTGTATTATCTCAAGCTCACGACCATATTTTGGAAACTCTACAACCAGGTCAAACATGGTCACAATTAGGGTTTTATAAATGTATAACAACATCTGAAACTCAAAAAGAATATATTGAAAATCTTATGAGGGGTATTTCAATTGATGTTCTAAAACCATTTATTTCAGACAAATTTAAACCTAATCCATTACCGGCAAAACCAATTATCGCAATTCACGCTAGAGAACAAAGAGAAGCTGTTAATATGATTAAAAGTTTTTATATTAAATTTCCACAATACAGATGGATAACTTTTAGAGATATGAGAGGATTAACTATTGACGAATTCGCAACCGCAATGAAAGATTGTTTTCTATCTGTTTGGATTGATGAGACAAGTTCTTACGGAACATTTCCATTAGAATCTATGAAATGTAAAATACCTGTTGTTGGTTTAGCACCAAACTTAGTCCCTGAATGGATGAATGAAGATAACGGTATATGGGTGAATAATAAAACTCAAATGGTTGATTATGTTGCCGACTTTTTACAAAATTGGTTAGAAGATAGTATTAATGAAAATTTAGAACAAGAAATTATTAAAACAGCGGAAAATTTAAGTACTAAAGAAGATTTTGAAAAAATAGCAACAAACTTATTTGAAGGATACCTAACAAAAAGATTAGAATCATTTGAAGAACAATTAAATAAACTACAAACAATAGAAGAATAATATGGAAAATTACTTTGACGTATCAGTTATATTACCGATTAAATCGGCAACCGCACCATTTTTTGAGGATTACTTTAAAAAATGTATTGAATCATTAAACAATCAAAAATTAAGAATTAATGAATTAGTTATTGTTCACACAAATGAAACACCATTAGTTGAACTTCTTAACGATTATGACTTTGGTGATTTAAATGTTGTTAAATTAGAATGGGAAAAAGACCCTAATTACGCAGCACAAGTTAATCACGGTGTTAGAAATTCTAAATCTCAATGGATTTCATTATTTGAATTTGATGATGAGTATTCAAATATATGGTTTAAAAATGTTGAGGTTTATGCAAACGCATATCCTAATATAGACGCGTTTTTACCAATAGTTGTTGATACAGACCAAAAAGGTAAATTTGCCGGGTTCACTAATGAAGCCACTTTCGCAGCAAACTTCACACCTGAAATGGGTATTTTAACACATGATACTTTATTAGATTATCAAAATTTCCAATCATCAGGAATGGTAATTAAAAAATCAAAATTTGTTGATTATGGATTACTTAAACCATCGTTTAAATTAACGTTTGGATATGAATTATTCTTACGACTAACACATAATTCTATTAACATAATGTCTATACCAAGAATAGGTTATAAACATACAAATTTAAGAGATGGTTCAATCTTTTGGAATTACAAAAATGGTAGGGACATTTTAACTCCGGAAGAAGTTAAATTTTGGATTGAATCCGCAAAAAAAGAATATTTTTTCATTAATGACAGAGCAATAAAATTTGAATCTCAAGAATCTTAATGACTGAAAATATTAATTTAACAGGAGATACAAATGTTGAGTTAAAAAAGAAAGGTAGAAAACCAACACAAGCAAATTATTTTGATGTTAGAGAAGAATTAGCTGTTGTCAGATTTTTAGAATCATCGTCGTATGAAGAAAAAAATAAGATTTACAACGAATTTTTAAAAAAACCTTTAGACAAGATGATATCTTCAATTATACGAAGATACAAATTATATAGAAAAGACATGGATTTCACAGATATACATGTAGACACTCACTCGTTTTTAATGACAAAAATAGATAAGTTTAAACCTTCTCGTGAAAAGAAGGCTTATTCTTATTTTGGCACAATATGTAAAAACTATTTAATGGGTCAAATCATTAAAGACCAAAAAGAAACCAATAGAAAGATATCATATGAAGATATTTCATCAAATTTAGAAAATAATGAAAACTTTGCATATTACATAGAGAATGACAGCTTAGATTCTGAAAAAGTTATCAAACACTTTTTAATTGAATTGGAAAGATTTATTAGAGAGGAGAATTTATCGGAAAATGAAATTAAGTTAGGTCACGCACTTTATGATATTTTTGAAAACTATGATTCAATATTTATAGGTAACGATAATAATAAATTTAATAAAAATATTATTTTATTGTCTTTAAGAGAGATGACCAATCTTTCAACTAAAGAAATTAGAGGGTCAATGAGAAAATACAAAAACATGTATTACACATTAATTCAAAATATGGTTAACTAAAAAACAATAAATTAAATATTTATCATTATGGCAAGACCAACAAAAAAAGAAATTAATCTAAGTAAAGAATCAATGTTATCATTGATGCAAGAAATCTATAATGAACTTGTAGAACAAAGAAGTACTGCGATTAGAATTCAAAATAAAATGTTAACAATGATGAAAAATCCTGAGGACATGACTTTAATTGGTCCTGTTATTGAAAAACAACAAAAAATAATTAACGATTGTGTTGAAAAAAAATTAACCCTATCAAAACTACAATCAGGAATGTGGGAAAAATCAAATAGTGGTGCTAGTGAAAGTTTCTCAATTTCAGATTTGGGGGTTGATGATGAAATGTTAAAAACGTTAATTGAAAAAGATGCGTCTAAAACTGAAGGTTCCTATAAAATGAAAAAATAATTTACTATGGCATCATTAGACTTAGGAGCTGACTATAAAAAAATACAAGATAAAGTTACCGCAACTAGAAATTATAATGAGTTAAAATCTCAATATGATGACACTAAAAAACAAGCCGGGGATGCCTTTGAGCAAAAAAAAGCTGCGGTTACGGGTCAACTTAGCAAAGTTAAAGAACAAACTAAACGTTATCAAAAAGAAATTAAAAATCAATTTGAACAACTTTTAGATATTAATAATACAACCGGTGGTAAAGGAAGTAATTCAAGCAAATATATTAAAAGATTATTAATTACCGCCCTTAAAAATGTTGAACCTAAACTTTCTCAAATAGCTTTAGAAGAATCTATAAATGCTGTGGGTTGTGACCAACAACAGGCTTATAACGGAGGTTCTACATATTATATTAAAGTTAAATCAGTTGATTTATTAAACATTCTAACTTTAGACCCAAAAACTGAAGGTAAACCTTTATATGAAAAAGACCCAATATTAGTTCAGAATTATCCATTTTCAATGAATAAAGAACTATATCAATTGATTCAAACAGGACAACCATACTCAACAGATAACGGACAAAATTATATTGGACAATCGGGTCAGGATTTATTTAATATTCAATATGTTGATACAAATCTTCAAGGGGAAACAGGCCCTTGGTTTAAAGTTGATTTATCAAACAGAGTAAACGGTGTTAATAAAGTTGGAACATTTTTAGCCGATTATTATAAAACAATTAAAATTACTGAACCAACTAATATGATGGCATCTATAATGGAATCATTAAGTGGTGTTGTATCTATGAGTGCAAGTGCTGGTGTAGGTCAGGTTGAAGACCAAAGCAAATTTGATATTTTAATTCAAAGAATTCTTGGGTTATGTTTTGATAATAGAAGTGAAATAGATGTTAGTGGAATTGCTAAAGTACCTGAGCTTGATGGTGTAGATGAAACATTTTTTGAATTTACCGATATTGATTTAAGAAAAGTAGACCAAAGAGTTACTAATATTAAAAATAAAGTAATTGAGTTAGAAGAATGTGATAATATATTATTACCGGTTGATTTCCCGGCAGTTATAAATCAAATTAACAATTTAAATTTAATTGAAAATAATAGTGATTTTATCAATGCAGCAGATAATTTAACTCAAGTACTTGCTGATAATCCTCAATGGGGTGCAGGTATTCAAACAAACGCTCAAGCAGCATTAAATTTAAATTTTATTAAATTAATTGCTCAAGGTATTGCGAGTGCGTTTTTAACACCAAAAGTATTACTTCCAATATATGTAATGTTAAAAGCTATTGGACAGGAAACAACAGACGCGATAAAAGGTTTAGTTGATTTTGTAAAACAATTTAAAAGATTTGCAATAAATTTTATTTCTAAAATAGGTGCAATATTTGTTCAAGAATTATTTGAATTAATTAAAAAAGATATTTTAGCGTTAATACAAAGAGTTATTACTGATATTGTTAAAGAAAAAATTGATAAAAGAATTTCAATGATTCTAAAACTTATTCAATTATTATTAATTGTCGCCTCATTTATTAGTGATTGGAGGAAATGTAAAAGTGTTGTTGATGAATTATTAGCTTTATTAGATTTGATAACAAGTAGTCTCGGTTTTGGTAGTCAAATACCTTTACCATTATTATTCGCTTCACAACTATTAGATGGTTACTCAGAATCAAGAGCGTTTGTTGGTGCAATTGAAGAGCTACAAAAAATAGGTATTCCAACGGGGGCATTACCTGACGGTAGCCCTAATTTAGATATTTTAGGTAAATTTGGTCAAATGAAAGCTATGGCTAAGGAAGACAGCGATAATAATAAATTACAAATAGCTATCGGACCATTAACAATGACACCAGCGGGTCTAACAGTACCTGCAAGTGCTTTCGGTAAAAAAGTATAATAATGAATATCCAAGAAAAATCTGAAAAAGCGAAAAATATAATTAAAGAATATAAAAATTCATCAAATAAAGATTTATCATTTGTTATGGATTTTATTCAAGAAGATTTTGTTTTAACTAAAGAATCATTAATTAAATTAACACATCATTTAGATAAATTAGAATTAACTTATAATACAATATTAAAAGAATATAACTCAAGAACAAAGAAAAATGGTAACTAATCAAATAATTTTTCCAGGAATAGTACTTAACAATGAAGACCCTATGATGTTAGGGAGACTTCGTGTTGTACCTGAAACAAAAAATTATCAAGATATTATTGCGGCAATTCCAAATTGGAATGAGGAAACAGACCCTTGGACTTCAAAAGACCCTTTAATTTGTTTATCGTTATTACCTTTTTATGTTAGTCAAGTACCACTTAAGGATGAATATGTTCATATAATATATTCAAATAAAGATTTCCCATTCACAAACCAATTTTATATTCAAGGACCATTTTCATCACCAATGATTAGTCCTTTTGAAAATTTTCAAGGAGCAAAGAAATTCTTAGCTTCGGGAGATAGAATTGCTCAAGGTATTTCAATTAAAAACCAAGTAGGTGCGTATAGAAATCAAGAGAGTAAAGGGGTATTCCCGGAACCGGGCGATAACGCGTTATTGGGTAGGGGAACTGCCGATGTAGTGGTTAAAGAAAATGAGATATTAATTAGAGCGGGTAAAACTAAAAGATTGGTGAAAGACCAATTACCATTAGGAAATGTTAATAGAGCCTTTCTTCAGTTATCTAATTTTTCGCAGCAAAAAACAACCAAAGACCCAGAAGGTGTTACCCGATTAATTGAACAAGTGAAAGTTGTTAAAAAAATGATTATTTGGAATATTGATAATTTAGAAAATATGTCACTAATTGGGGCTTTTAATGGTTCTGTTGGTTTATATAATGTAATTCCAAGTGTTGCCGTAAATAGTAAAAATTTTAAATCAGATACTATTACAACTTTATCCGTTGGAACAAATTATGGTTCTCCGTTAGAAGAAATTAAATTTACCGCTAAGTCATTTGATGATGCGTGTGCCACTATAAATAATTTTATACAAGGTGTGTTTAGTGGTTTTATTAACATATCGGGTTATACGGTAAACAATCCTCAAAATTTTGCACCAAACGTTACATTTCCGTTAGTTATTACACCATCAAAATTAACTTACACAACCGGAAATAAATTTTCACCAAATGACCTTATAACTGAAGTTGCGGAATATGTTAATTATGTAAGATTTTATGATAAAATAACATTAGACCCTGCAAGTAAAAAATTTAAAGGATGGTTTTTAGTTTGGGAAAACAAATCGGGCAAACCAATTCTTGGTCCACAAGCAGATTTAAAAGAGGAAGTGGTTATACCAACTGAATTTATTCCGGCAGATATTAGTTATAGTATTATGGGTTCTCAGAGAATGTATTTTTTATCTCAAGATTCTGCAGGTCCAAAAGGAAAAATCAGTTTAAGTCAAACTTTATATGGAATTCCTCAGGATAAATTTATTGGTGATGAAAATAGCATTCTTAATAAAACATACCCTGTTGTGAGGGGCGACGAATTAATGGCGTTGCTTAGAAAAATGTTTTCATATGTTACAGGACACGTTCATCCAGTTGCGACAATGGCTCCTGTTCCGGTTGCTGCTGGTAATGGACAAACAACCTCAGAAATCAACGCAATTCTTGCGGATGCAGAAAATACAATATTAAATCAAAATATTAGAATTAATTGATATTTATATATAAAACATTTATATGTCAATTATTAATTCATATTTCAGCAAGAACAATACACTTATTTCAAATAGTTTCACCAATACAGGTAGAAATCCTGTTATGGAACTATTCTATGGTAATGTAGCAACAACTCAATACCCAAACAATTATAGCCGTTTCATCTTTGATATAGACCTAACTTTATTAAAAGAGAAAATTTTTGATGGTACTATAACTACTGGATGTACAGATACTATCACACACACATTAAGAATGACAAACACCTCAACATTTGATGTGGAATTGTTAAACACACTCACGTCTCAAATGAGAATGAGAGCCACTTCATTTGATTTAATCTTATTTAGAATCCCTTATTTGAATAATGACCCATCAACACCCCAACTTTGGGATGAAGGTGTTGGTTATGATTTTGCTGATTTAGTTTACAAATACAGTGAATCAGATAGAAGTTTTTCAGATAGACCATCAAATTGGTTTCAAACAACAACAATTGGTGTTTGGGAACAACCAGGAATTTACAATAACAAAAATTTAGGACCGATTCCTTTTAGCGGAATTACTATAGTTGACACTCAACATTTTGAATTTGGTAATGAAAACATTGTTTTTGATATGACAAATGAAATTAATGGTATGTTAAACGGTACAATACCAAATGTGTCAGGGTGGGGAATAGCTTATAAACCTCAAGTTGAAAACCTTACGGGTCTTACAAATAACTACGAGGTTCAATTTTTTACTAGACACACACAGACATTTTATGAACCATATCTTGAAACAAATTATAATGATTTAATTGAGGATGATAGAAATCAATTTACGTTAGGTAGAGTTAATAAATTGTATTTATATTTATTTGACAATGGGAACCCAATCAATTTAGATTACACCCCAAAGGTTGATATTTTAGATATGATGGGAGATGTTATTCCCGGACTATCGGGGTTAACGACATGTCAAAGAACTCGAGGAGTTTATGAAGTTGTTATACCACCACTTATGGGGTATAAAACACCGTGTATGTTTTCAGATAGATGGTACGATATAAGTTATAATAACTTTCCATTACCTCAAGTATTAAATGATTTTACGTTACAACCATTAAAAAACGCAATTCAAATGGGTGTAGTATCGGCAAATCCTTTATTATATGGTTTTGATTTTTATGGTCTAAAACAAAATGAAGAAATTGTGAATACGGATACTCGTAAAGTGGGTGTTATAGTTAAACAAGCTTATACCACACAAAATTTATTATTAAATGTTGATGCTTCATATAGAATCTACGTTAAAGAAGGAACAACAGAAGTGCAAGTTCAGGGATGGACAAAAATTAATAGAACCCCTAATGAATACTATTTTATATTTGACACTAGAGATAAAATACCTAACGAATATTTTATTGATATACAAGTAATTAGCAGTGGGGAAATAAACACATACAAACGACAAATTAAATTTCAAGTAGTAAATACAAAGTATTTGCAATTGTAATATATTTATAAATAAAAAAGATGGAAGAATTAAATATTATAGTAACAGCAACGACTTGTGGTGGAGAAATGACACAAGTTATTATTTTACCACCAGGTGAAATTAATTTTGATAAAATATATCAATTACCAACAGGGTATTGCGTAACATTAACTTCAGGTGAAACAACAACACAATTTGCAAACTCAATGTTAAGTTACGGACCATTTGATACTTGTGACGAATGTGCGATACCATTTAGTGCAAACACAGGTGGTAATGGTGGTTTAATTTGTGAAGATGACTGTAATGGTGGAAACATACTAATCAACCCACCACGTCCTGTTTACACAAATGGACAAAATAAAGCGATTGTACAATTAAATGCGGTCACAATTGGCGGAAATGGATTAAACTCATAATCATATGAAAAAAGTAATTAAACTATCTGAATCAAAACTTACTGAATTAGTTAAACGAATCATGTCTGAACAAGATAATGAAAGATATATGTTTTTCAGTAATTTAGAACAAATTCATAGACAAACAGGTTTGTTATTGGAATTAAATAAAAATACCGTTGAAGGTGTTTTAGATGGGGGTCATGATTGGGCTCAAGACCATTTATCAACAGCAAAAGAAAATATTGACCAAGTTTTTGATTTCATGATGAATGAAACTAAAAATGAAGACAATATGAATGTTTTAGAACAGGACTACTCGACTGACGTTGAAAGACCCACAAGTGATAGAGAACGTCAAGCAAAATCTTTATTTGGTGACAAATATGGCGCATATATACCTAATGATGTTATTAGGTACATAAGAAAAAATCCTGCACAATTCTTTAAACGACTCTACCAAATGTATGGGGACAAAGCTTATGAATATTTAGATAAATCAAAAAATAAAGGGGAAAATTAAATTTCTCCTTTTTTTTTTATAAAAATATTTTTTATTCTCAAAAAATATAATTACATTTGTACTATAAATAAATCAAGTACATAATGAAAAAAATATTTAAATTTTTTAAAAGATTGGTGATAAGACGTATTGTTAAATCAAGAAGTCAATTTGATTATCAAGACTCGGGACTATTAGGTGATGTACATATCTGCAAATCAATATGTCGTAAGTTAATAACTAGTGAGGGGTCTAAATTTTTAATTGCCCCCCTTTCATCACAAAGATATATTAAACATTCTGAATTAGGTATATTTGTTATTCTTGATGATAAAAAAATTAGTGTAATTAATCACGAATATTACTACAGTAATATTTTAATGTCTAACAGAGATTGGGAAAAATTAACTAAAATGTACGATACTAAAGTAGAACGTATTAGACAAGAACTTAAAAATGAAATGAAGTCTCAAATCAAATATTCTTTAAAAAGTATTTTAGATAGAGTGGATAGTTCCAAAAAAATAAAAACCCCTACTGTAGAGTAAGGGTTTCTTTATTTAAAACATATCTTCTAATTTATCTAAATGTTTTTTAACTATATCTAAATCACTTATATCATTATAGGTCATTCCTTGTTTTTTTAACATCTGAACATGGTTATGTAATTGTGTCATCATTTGTCTAATCATCCCTGACATTGTCGGATAATTTTCAATCATCTTATCTAACGAATAAAGTTGTTCGGGTAAGTTTAAAACATCACCAATTTTCTTAACCCAATCTTTTCCATATCTATCGGCATCCATTTCCATATCCCAATAAATTTTATAGAACTCCTCAAAGTCTTCAATATCTCCCATATAAGAATCCTTCAAATCAAATTCCGACATTTGTTGTTCGTGTTTCAATTCGTGAAATAAAACATAAACAAATGACGCTAAATTAGAGAATGTCTCAGGGGAACATATTATAATCGCCTTACTTGTTCTTACACCTTTAAACCCTGTATTACAGGCATTCAACACTTTTATTACATACCCCCTATCTTGAGCATAATCTTTTATCTTACTCGCAATTAAATCAAACGCCTTATGTTTATCTTCAGGAATGTCTTTTCTAAATTTATCAATAACTCTTTCGTAATTTGAGGTGGTTTTTAGACCATTTGGGATGATATCTTCTAAAATGGTGTCTTTGGTTATCTCAAACCATTCCGTTACAATAGGGACAATTTTTTTACCTTTACCGGGTGTTTGATTAAGCACCCCACCTTCTTCATCATTCTGTTCAGGATGTTTTTTTACGTATTTGGCAATTTTTCTTGATTCTTTCTCTATTTTAGATATTTTAGATTTTGGAGTACTCATCTCACCATCATAACTATCAAACGCTAATTCAGCACTATCATATTTTGATGTAGGTACAGTAAATGGTTGTAGTTGTTCTTTATTGAACAACCTAACACCCGGGCTCAAAGGAACTCTAACCGAACCTGACCCACCTGTACTAGTAGCCTCTTTAATTTGTCTTTTGATATTTTTATTCATATACTTATAAATATACAAAATTTTAATTATGGAACAACAACAAGAACTATTCGGAAAATTATTTAATACAATCCCATTGTATAATGAAGACCATCTAGATGTATTACTATCAACAATGGATAAAGAACAATCAGTTTATATCCTAACTCAAGCCGTTAGCTTCGCTTTCCATTCAGGGATATTTTCATTGGGTGAATCTGAAATTATATCAAAATCAATTAGAACATTAAATAAAATTGAGAAAGATGTTGTGGAATAAATAATTTATATTTACATTTGTGAAATAAAATACAAACACTATGAAAAAAATATTCTTATCACTTTTACTTATTGTAAGTCTATCCTCATTTGCTCAAGATAACCTAAAACCAAAAAACATTGATAAAGGTATCAATGTCTTGTTAGATTCGTTATCCAATGTTTATAATGTTAAAGTGGGGGCTGTCATTGTTAATGATTACCCAAACTTAAGAACAACAACAATTGTTTATGTTAAAAATGGTGAATTGGTTAAAAAAATTATTAAAACTGAAAAAAATCCACCAAAACGAGATATATTAAGTAAAAATTAAATTGTTTTATTACACAGTGCTGTAACACTATATCCGGTTTTAATTGTATCAGTACCAATTGGTGAGTAAACCCTAACAATTGATTCTCCTGATGAACTATTGAAATTTATTTTAATAGGTGACTGACCTATTGTATAAAGAACAAATTCTTTAACACCTTTATTACAAAGTTTTTGAAGGTCTTTTAAAGCATATTCCACTTCAACTCCACCTCTTTTAAATGTTTTTGCTTTGGATGGGTCAACTAAAAGTTGTTCCAATAACTCCTGATAATTATTTGCCGTTATTTTTACAAGTTTATCACCACTAACCGACACATTATTTCTTGAATTTATAAGTGTTAATTGATAAACGTATAATGGAACCCATTTAAAATCAACATATTTATGTGGTCTCGTCGTCACATAACCAGTGTCTTGAATTACCTCTTCCCCCTTATTAAGAACAACTAATCTATCAGGAATAGTTCCGGTATCAAAAGTTACAACACCATTACCGTATAATTTTTCATTAGTTAATACATAATTAAGACTTGCGTCTCCTTGACCTGCCTCAATTTTCATACCATCCCAATCACAAATATCTTTGGAATCTTTATCTTTAACTTCCCCCGTTCCTTTAATATCAAAATTAACAAACTGTTCTTGTTTGTATAATTTAATTTTTTCAGGGTTTTTATTATCACCTTTAGTCTTATTATAAGATGTTTTACCTAATGTAACTTGACTAACATCTGTTGGTACTTGTATCGTTAAAACACCATTCTTAATTAAATCAGGGAATATTTCTTGAAAATATTTTTTAACAGAATTTGCTCTCGCCAACGCCAAACTTCCCTTCGTCTCATATCCCTTAGGATTTGTTACATTTGATTCTCCGGATGTTATATTAACTATAAATGTCTTACCACCGTTATCTTTAATAAATTTGTCAATCTGAGGTTTCAACGCAATTATATCATTTTTAACAGTTGGGGAGTCAATCTGACCAAACCCAAATTTATCTCCAACACTTTGTATTGGGAATTCAGTACTAGTTAACGATTGTTTTGTGGAAACTTGCTCCAAGTTTAAATATTGTCGTTTTGTAGCACCTTCGTGAAGATTCATTATTCTATTTCTTTCCTCACTAGATATCTCAAATAAATTATTCATATTTTTCTTTTCATATAAATACCTCAGTATCTATAAAACCAAATACATAAGCATAAAAAAAAGGGACATATAGTCCCTTTTTCTTAAATATTTTAAGAGTTTGATTATCTCAATTCTCTTAAATCGAATGTTCTAACACCATCAACTGTGATACGTCCGTAGAAACGGTTATTAACCATTTTCTTAGCGTAACGAGTCATTATACCTTTGATAGGTGTAAAGTTGAATGGGTTGTACATTGTTGGAGTTAATTGTAATGGTACATACGGTGCGTAGATGTAACCTGTGTCTAACAATGATGTTCCTTTGTGTCCAATTAACACTTGGTTAGCTGGGAAGTAAGGGTCACGGTAAACTTGGTAACGTCCTGCTAATGTTCCTACTCTTTCAATACCCATATTATATTGGTCTTGTTCAGGAGAAGCGTTAGATACGTGGAAGTACTCTAAATCATCAAAGATAGCAGAAACCTCAGAAGATACAACAATCCAGTTTGCTCCACCTCTTAAAGTAGATTTGTGGATTTGTGCAGACAATTGGTTGATTGCTGTAATTAATGTTTGGTTCCAATCTTTTTGAGTGTAAGAAGTTACTTGAGAAATTCTTCTCCAACCATTGTAATCCCATCTCAAATTCCATGCAGCGCCTTTACGTAAATCTCTTAAGATTTCACGGTCAATTTCTGCAGCAACTTGCTCAGATAATAAAGCTGTTAATTCAGCCTCAGCATCGATGTTGTGGAAAGCCGCAACGTCTTGAGCTAACTCAGGAGACCATTGTGCTCTTAATTTTCTTTCTGTAACAGATACAGTAACTGAATCTAAGTCGAAAGAAACCTCACCGATTTTATCTTCAAATTCTAATTCTTCGTAACGTCTGAAAACAGCGTTGAAAGCAGTTCCTGATACAGCTTCAGTAATAGTTGTACCTGTGTAACCATCTAATGATGTAGAATCACAATCAGCACATACTGGACAAGATAAATCAACTTCTAACCAAATACAACCATCAACGTCACATACATTTTTGAATGAACCACCGTTACCAGTAGATGCAAATGTTGTTTGAGTTGTGTTACCATATTTCACAATACCTTTACCATATATTTGAGTTACAACTCTAAATAATAAAGCTCCTGTAGAAACTGTACATGGTGAAGTAGCATCAACTGTTAAACCATTTCCTGTATAGATAACTAAATCAGATAAGAATGATTCTGTATCCATTTCGTTACCATCAGGTCCGATTAATTTTCCAGCTCCTGTGTCAGCAAAACCACACATTTTAATGATAACTTTTCTTGTGTTACCTGAAGCGATTACAAATGCTCCGTCAGTTGTTCCTGAAATATTAGCATTAACTAAAACTCCACCTGTCCATTTTTGGATAGTTGTTGAAGCTGTGATAGCTGACCAACGACCTTTAGAATAATCAAATAATCCTGGTGGGTCTAAACTTGGTTCGTTACCTTCGTAGAATAAATCATAAAGATTTTTTTCATACACTGGGTTGTTAGTTCCTGAACCTGTTGTGTAACCTTCACTTGGAGAACCTGGATAATTTCCTGGAGACCCGATTGGTGCGTAGTGCTCACCTGAATACTGACCGTCAATACCGTCTTTGTATCCTTGAATTTTTGGTACAAAGTAGAATAATTTACCGATTGGTAAGTTCATAGCTTGTACAGAAACGATATCATTCGCTAATAATTTAGAGAATACTCTTCTTACGATAGGAAATACAACAGTTTCAAATGAACCTGAAGACCCGTCAGAAGTTGCTTCGTTTATTAAGAAAGACGCTTGATTCTCATATAATTGAGCTACGTTTTCTCTTAAGTGACCTTTAAGACCTTCTAGAAATCCTAATTTGTCCCATTTGTTGATTGTGTCTTCTTTAATAACTTTAAGGTGTTTTAACCCGATGTTACCAACTAGACCTGATTCTAATAATGCTCCCATTTTTTTTGGTTTTTATTAATTTTTATTTATTTTTATTTTAATTTTGACATTAAGTCTTTCATTCTTAAGAACTGTGGATTCTCATATGTTTTAGATTCAATTAGATTGATTGCTGAACCTGTTGAAGGTGCTTTAGCAATTGTTCTTTCTAATGACTCATTCATAGGTTGAGAAGAAGTTCCTGTAAGTTCATCCTTAACGACTTTGTATAAGTTTTTAGATTCTTTAATGTTTTCAACACCGTCAAATCTTCTTAAGATATTTATTTTTTCTTGTTTGGACGTTGAATGTTCTGTAAACAAACGTGTAGCGTAAGCTAAGTTTGAATTAAACACGGCAACCTCATTCAATTTATTTCTAAATACGTTAAGAGCTTTTCTGTATTCTTCATTTTTTTCTCTAAGAACTCTTAATTCAGTTGTATTAGTATTCTCTTTAATTGCGGTATTAAAAGATGAGTGTGCTCTTGGTTTTGGCAAACCACCTTTTCTGAAATTACTTCCATTACCTAATGTGCGAGAAGCCTCTTTTGTTTCAGCTTTTTTAGTTGTGTTAGCAACTTGCTCTTTTGTTTCTGTTTTTTTAACAGTTTTCATTTTACCTTCAAGATTTTCACCATCTTTGTAATCAAATTTTGCTTTTCCTGTACCCATAGTTACATTAGCAGATTTTTTTACAGTTTTGAAACCACCATTTTGATTAGGTTTAGCGTCATATTTAAATTTACTAGGATTTCCTAATCCGGTTCCTTTAGGTTTTACAGTCATTTTAGATTCTACTACTGTATCATCATCCATATCCATATCGTCTTGTTCTTCTAACTCTGTGTCGTCTTCATCATCAAAAGAAATTTCATAAACGATTTCTTCATCGTCCATATCTTCTTCTTCGTCAAATTCTGATTCAAAATCTTTAAAGTGTCCATCAACATCTCCAATTTTATGACCATCACGTCTTTTAAAATCGTGTTTGTTTCCACCAAACGCTTCTCCCATTTCTGAATCTTCGTCGTCATTATCAAATACTCTAGAGATGATATCTTCAATACCTTCAGAATCATCGTCTTCATCTTCATCTTCAAAGTCAAATTCGTCTTCGTCTTCGTCTTCGTCGTTAAATTGTTCAAACATTTCATCTTCGTTCTCACCAACAATCATGTATTCTTTGTTGTTCTCATTGTCTTTTAAACTGATGTTACCAGAATCATCTTTAGTAACAACAATATTATCCTCAGGTCCCATTAATTGAAATACACGTAAGATTTCTTCATCGTCCTCTATGTCAGTAAGGTCTATGGTTTCTTCGTCATCATCCATATCTACATTATCAGTATCCATGTCGTCTTCCATATCAACATCAACATCCATGTCATCCATGTCTGTATCTGTGTCCATGTCATCCATGTCAACTTCAGTGTCAATCTCTTCTTCTTCTTGTTCTGTAAGAGATTCTTTTACTAGTTCTTTGATTTCTTGCGACATTGTCGAAGCAAGTATTCCTTTTGCATTTTCAGCTACCGCTTCTTCCAAATTTTTCATTTGGATGATAGCTTCTTCAACTAAAGATTTTTCTTTTGCCATTTGTGTTTAAGTTATTTTAATATATAAATATCTCCCATTATCAAAAAATCATTATTTTTGATAATTTGGTGTTGAGTTTTTTATACTAATAAATATTACCAAAAAAATAAAAGCATAAAAAAAGGAGACATTTCTGTCTCCTTTATTAATTATTGAATATAAATTCTTATTCTATCACTTCATCAATTTTGCTTTCAACAATTGCTGTGATTCTCCATTCCATTGTATAATGCTCAAAAACTTTCGTAACTTTCGCTTCTACATCAGTTGGGTTATAACCACTAACTAATTTTTCTTCTCTTAATTTTTTAATCTTTCCTGATGCCTCATCAACTGAGTCTAATGTAATTTTTGCAATGAAATACTTCTCGTCCATAATTTTTTTTATTTAGTTTAATGACCTAAATAATCGTTTAATTTTTTCATTAAGTCAAGTGATTTATTACCTGAATTACCAACATGTCTTTCAACACTCATTCTTTTCTCTTCATCTAAGTTTTCATCATACAAACTTTTATCCTCTTTATTTAAAAATAGGTATGCTCCCGGTGTTGAAGGTGAAGACACTAAGTCAAAACAAATTAATTCAAAATCATCTTGTACTTCGTTTTGTTCACCAATTTTTTTAAGTGACCCAACACCTCTTGATGATATACCTAAAGTAACTCCTTGTCTTAAGTAATTTGCCGCTAAATCTCCTTTGGTTGAACAAATACCACTTTCATGGTAACCCGGTGATGTCAATAATTTAATCTTCCCCATTAAGACATTACCTTCCCACCATACTTCGGTGATTGCGTGAGAAACTCTATCTAAATCAATAAGAGATGATTCCGGGTGATTTAACTCGGATAGGGCGGTACCCTTTTTAATCATTTTCTTATAATTTTCGGCTTCTCTTTTTAATATACGTTCAGGGTATAATCTACCATTTCTATTTGGGGTGTCATATTTTTGTAATACAGCATAAAATTCAAATGGTTTTGAGTGGTCTAACATTTCGTTAGATTCTCTAATTAAAGTTTCGTTACGATTATCCTTTGGGTTAATATACCCGGCATCATACTCAACTAATATACCTTTTCCTGATTCGTTCGGTTGTAATATTTTTAAACTCATTTTAAATGTTTTAATAATAAATATTAAACATTTTCGGTTTGTAACGGATATTCAACGGATTTGATTTTTTTAGTTAGATAAAACTTAAAATAATTATTATTATAAAAGTTATCATTAAAGATTTGATTTGTTATTTTTATTAATGAATCTTTAATTTGTTTTGATTTAAAATCTAAGTTTTCCTCAATAATAAAAAAATTAATTTCAATATTCATAAATGATTTTTTTCCTAAATTTAAACCGCTTGACCTTAAATCTAAATCAACGATGAATTTTGTGTCAAAAATTTTATTATTTAAAGAGTCGTAAACTGAGTGTTTTACTCCCCTACTTAGGTTTAAAACTGTTCTGTTCCAATTATCACAATCATAGAATGGTTCAACCCATGTTTGTATATTTAAGTAAAGTGATTTTAAGTTGACAGAATCAACTGTTCCATAAACAACTTTTGCGGTTTTGAAACCGTTTAGTTGAGAGGTTTTCCCCTTTTTCATTAATTTTCATATTTTTCCTTTTATTTTTAAAAAAGATAGGTGAAAATAGGTGTTAGGTCAAATTTTTTGTTAATTTGAAATATATGTATAATATGTTAATAATTAAATTAGATAAAAATACAACAATAGAGAAAGCGTTAAAACTCTATAAAAGTAAAGTTATTAAGACACGTCAAAGTTCTGAACTTAATAAAAGAAAAGAATTTATTAAACCTTCCGTAAAAAAAAGAAACGTGTTAGCGAAAGCTAAACACGTTCAATTAAAATATTATTCGGATAATAATTAAAGATTTTCTTTTAAACTTTTAAGTTTAAAATAAGTCAATTTGTCGTACTTCTCAGATATCACTTTTGTAAGTGTTTCATCAATTCTACCTTTCACTGAATTATCTTCAGATGACTCTTTCATTGCATTTAATTTATCTACCACATTTTCTTTAAGAGTGTTGAATTTAACTATTAATTCTTCATCGTTTTCTGATAACAATTTAATAATTTCTTTTTTATCAGACTCATTTAAACCATCAATATAATTTTTAATAGTTTTGTTTGCCACACTAACCATAGTTGATAATGGAAGTTCAATACCTTTAGTTTGTATAACCGGTATTTTTTTTAAATTTTCTAAAATTAAATTTTTACTTTTAAGTCTAGATTCAATAGTTAAAACATCTGTTGAAAATAGGTTATCAATGTTTTCATATGAATTATCTGATTTCGTATTTTTAACCCACGTATTTAATTTTTTTAAATCTGCTGGTAAAATTTTATTTACAGCATTTTCATATAGAGTAATACATTCATGGATGTATTCTCTTGAGTATAAATCATTCAAACCCTTTCTAGTGTTTAATTCATCATACATGTAGAAAATTTTACTAACATTTTTATTTTCTAATACAAGTTTTTTAAATGTTTTCAATTCGTCTTTAAATGTATCGTTTTTATACGATTCAAGTAATACGTTTTCTATCTTTGATTTTAATATTCCAAACTTTGTCATTTTCTTTTTAATTATAAATATCAATCATTTAAGATTTTATTCAATTCTTTCTCTATATCACCTAAAGAATTTCTTGCTCGAGATAAATCAATATATGAATCATCTTCAGTTAAACTACGACTTTCCAATAAAATGTTCATATTCTCCCGTGTTTTTGATTCAGGAGTTAATTCTGCCTCTCCACCAGGTGGTCCTCCAGCTTCAGGTGCTCCGCCTGGTTCAGGCGCTCCGCCTAGTTCAGGTTCACCCCCTAATTCAGATTCAAGACCTCCTAATGCTCCACCGCCAGCAGGTGGTGCTGGGGTAGCGGCTCCAACAGCAGTTGTTCCGGATTTACTTGCGTATAATTTATCAATAGTGTCAAATACACCTGTATGGGTAATGATAGTGGCGGTATTTGTTAACTCAGCACCAACGGCTTTTTCAATACGTTGTTGTTGTAAGTCTAATTTAATTTCTTCATCAGAGAATCCTAATACGTGTTTCTTAGCCCATGTAACGGATACCGGAGCAATACCTTCAATGGCTGCAACAGCATCTTTATACAATAAAATTTTCTCTTTCCAAATATCAATTTTTAATAAATCAGCTTGAGAAGATGGATTTGTAAGTGCTAATGTAAAGTTTGATAATTCATCCTCAAATCCTAATAAGAATAAATGAATAATTGCAATTTTATTTAATTCGGCAATCATTGATTTTTGTATTCTATTAATTGTTCTTGCAAAACGAATATCCATTAATGATAAGTTTTTACCATCTCCAGTAACTTCTTCAAAACCTAAAAACGCTTTAGGTACACGAAGAGCGGTTAATAATTTCTTTTGGATATATTCAATATCCGCAATCTCAGCTAAGTTTTGAGCTCCGGGTAATGTATCAATAGGGTTTGGTGCCGCAGGGTCACGAACAGGAATAAAGTAATCTTGGTCAACCGCCATTTGGTTAAATCTCATATCAACATTTCCGGTTTGAGAGTCAACAACTTGACTTCTTTTAAATTTGTTAGCCACACGTTGTACATATGGTTCAACATCTTTATCGTCCATATTACCAACATAAACTTTGAACACCCGTCTTTCAGGTGCTCTTGAAGTTCTATAGATTAACATCGCATCTTCGGACAATAATAATTGTTTCCAAATACGTCTTGCTTTTTCTAACATAGAAGTACCATAAGGAAGTTTTCTATCATCACCCAATAATCTAAAGTGAGCTATCTCCCATGAATTAAATTCCATGTCTTTAACTTTCCATTTAAAACGTAATCCTCTATTTTCAAGTGGTTCATCAACATTTGCCGCTTTTGCCGCCATACCACGTTCTAAACGTTCTATCTCAATATTTGGTAATTGCATACACCCAACAATACCCTTTTCAGCATCCAATTTTAGATACACAAAGTTATCCCCATATTTACAAGTGTTTCTTGTCCACATAGGTAAGTTGGTATTTAAATCTAAAACATTATTGAATAAGTCTGTTAAGATACTTTTTATTCTTTTTGATTCAGAATAAATCTGTAACATATAACCATTTTGGTCCACTGTTGTCGATTCCTCACCGTAGATATCTAACGCTGCTGAAATTTCAGGAGTATACTCCATAGACTCATAATCATAAAATGAGGCTAAACGAGTTGGTTCATAATATACCGCTTGAGTATATAAATTACTCTCAATTTTAGTCCATTGATTGGCTAAGTAATAAGTTTGTTGTGCCTGTAATTTCTCTCTCTCGTATTCGGCTTTAGATGTGGTTTTTAATAATTCCTTCTTGTCTAACTTATATACGGGATAATCTTGGTTCAATAACGAGTTTGGTCCAAATGCTTTGGATAACCTTTGCCAAACTGTTAAATCATTATTTTGATTGTTTTCCATATGAAAAATTTAAATATTTTTTTATTTTAATAAATAGTTGAGATTAATCAAATATTATTATGGCATCGTCGGTGTGGGGGTTGGTGTAGGGTAATTCACGGGCGGCACCGGTATTGGAAACGGGTGACACTCAACAATTAAATTGTCATCATTTTCTGCAGTAATTCTAATATAATCTTCAGTAGCCAAGTAACAAATTTCAACAATTGGTGACGGAGTCATTGTAGGTGTTGGCGTAGGTGTTGGAGTACTTGTTGGTGGTGGTGTAGGCGTTGGTGTTGGTGTTGGTTCCGGAGTAGGTGTTGGTGGAAGAGCCCCACTAAATACATCAACAGTTCTACGTTTTACAAATTCAGGTTCAAATACTTTAACACTTAAAATATCTTGACCCGGAACAACCAATCTAGAACCGGCAAATATTTTTCCTGATTTTTTTCTGTTAACAAAACCACCTGATTTACCGACACCTGTATTAAGAGGGGCATTTGCATACAAATCAGCATTTGCGTCAAACGTAATACTATTATTTAAAGAAGAGGTTTTTCTATCGGTGGTACCCATTTATGTTTATTTGATAAATATTATCTATTCCCAAATAACCAGCCGTATTTTAGATAATCGTCTTTACTTATGTTACCATTACTGAAATGACCAACCCTTTCATTAGTGTTAGGGATTACAGGGTTAAATGAGATAGCTTCTCTAACATTATCGTTATTACTAATTGACCAAGAGTCAATCATTGCTTTAGTGTGTTCAGTAACTTTTGTTAATTTACTAAATGAAGATTCAGCAACATATGTCGCCATCGCAATTGACATAATTAAATCGTCGTGATGACCCTTTTGATGGTCAGGTCGACCATTCATATAGATAAACGTATTCATTTCGTTATATAGTCTTGAACTATATATCCTAAATCCGTGTCTCATAACTTCTTCATATGATGCAATAATTTGCACCCTCTTATTGTTAAAGTTAATACCAGGAATTTTTTCAGCAGCTTTTGGGTCGTACTTCCATTTGTTTGCGGAATCAACACCATCAATATATAAGTCTTTAAAGTTCATTTCCTGCAACTTTCTTGCCGTTGATACCCCCATCCCACCGGTAATATCAATAACGACAAAACAAGAATATACTGTCGCCCATTTGTGACAAATTTCCGCCATAGTATCTGGTGGTAATTTTCCAACATATTCTGCAACTTGTTCCATAGTGTCAAAATCAACAATTTGAAAAGAACTAAAATCCTCCGAATCTCCACGAGAAACGTCAACACCCATAATGTATTTATGTCCAATAATTGGGTCTTTCCAAATCCAAAGAGCATTACCCATTCTTTTACTGATAGGTTCTAAAATCATATTTTCACGTATTTTATTCATCATAACTGAATCAAATACGTTATCCCCCGAACCTAAAAAGTTACATTCTAACTCCTGAGATACTTTACGTTTGTCATATTTTAATTTTTTAACCATCGCCTCAAACCAAGAAGAACAAGGTTTAAAACCAGCGTCCATTATAATTCTTAATTCTTTATAATTTCTATTCTCATATGGTATTTTAGCCCAATCAATAATATCGTCAGGTTTGTAATCTTCTTTGTTTAATAGATAATGAATAACATCATCTGTCTTAACTAAAAATAAATCTTTAGTATAACGTGGGTCACGAAACCAAAACATTTCCGTAATTTTGAAATCATTCATATTACGTAACGCTTGGTCATATATCTCATAATAAATCGCATCATAACCATTAGGTGTGGATACAACAATTACTTTACCACCCGTAGACAGGGAAGCCATACAAGCAGCCCAAAAGTCACTATCAGCCTCAATAAAGGCTGCCTCATCAAATATAAGTATGGTGGGGGTAAATCCACGCAAGGCATCCTTAGATGTTGCAACGGCTTTAACCTCACATCCATTTGTTAATTTATAATGTTTTTGAGAATTTTTTGTTTTGTCAAAATCTACACCTGTCCAAGAAGGCCATTGACCCACAAATGCTTTTATTTTATTAGCCATCTCCAATGAGGTGTCTAACTTATTAGCAATAATTAAGATTTTTTCAGGGGTTTCTTTTCTAGCAAATACAAGTTTTCGTGACATCCAAGCCGCAGTAACTGTTGATACCCCGGCTTGTCTGTACTTTAATGCTATATTCTCATTGTAGTTTTCGTAATCTTCTAATAATGATAATTGGTCAGGAAAAAGTTCCAAAGGAACATATTTTTTAACTGTGTTATCATATGTTTCTAAATACGTTCTAAGTGCGTATTCAACATCTCGACTACATTTTACGTATTCTACTAATACTTGTTCTCTTGTTAAGTTTGACATACATATAGTTGTCGGCAATTTTTAGAATCCTAAAGCAGATAAATCAATATCGTCTAAGTCATCAAAGTCGTCAAAATCATCGTCATCATCATTATTTCCATAATTATCACCATCATCATCGTCATCAGACATTTTTGATTCATATTCATGTTTTTTAAGAATTTCAACAATTTCACTAACCATTCTATTTATTACCTCTTTTGCTTCTGGTTTATCTGCCATAATTGCTCTTGCCAATACTATAAAATCCTTTGCTTCTAATTGAGACAATTTCATAAATAAATATTGTTGAAGGTGTCTTTGGTCTTCTTCGTATAATTTGTCAGGCCAAGATTCTCTAAATTTTTCCCAAAAAATTGGACCTAATCTTGAATCCCATATTTCTGCCGGTAGTGTATCTTCAGCTCCAACAACCATACTTCTTTGAACAGGGTCGTTTGGTAAGCCTTGGTCACCATATAATGAATAAATACCTTTTACTATTTCGTGAACTAATAATGGAAATGTAAAAGCTTTTGCTTTAATTGTTGGTGGGTCAGTTTCAGGGTCTGCTTCAGATTGTCCCATTTGACCACTTCCACCACCAGCCATTCCTTCCATATCAGGATATAACCAATATAAATGTTCCATTAGTGATTGTGTAACACCATATAGATTTAATAACTCGGGGCTTAATCTGTTTATTTCATCACTAACTAATGTATACATATGACCACCTTTAAATGCCGCTCCTTGAACTAATGAATTAATCATTCTTCTTTTTGCTTTTTCTAAATTAAATTTTTCCATAGAATCCATAAAGTCTTCTATTTCTTCTTGGTGTTCTTCACTTTCTTTAAATGCTTCTTCTACGTCTTCTTCATCTGGTTCCTCAGCTTTAGTTTGCATTCCTTCTGATGCTCCCATAGAACCACTAACTAGTTCAACATCAAATTGTAATTGTCCTTCAGGAATACCTAATTCTTTTTTAACTAAATTAACCGCTAAATTTTCAAGATATTCTTTATGCTGACCTTCAACTTGTTTAATTTGTTGTAAACTACGCATAACAGACCCCATTAGACCCATCATTGGATTATTTCCTTGAATTGGTGTTGTATCACCTAAAAATCTTCTTACTTTGTCTACAGAGTCTTTAAATCGTTGAGATGAAATTAATTCAACAAAATCACTATCCGCATCTTGAGGTAACGCAGGGTGTTCAGCATATGGAGTTTTTCTTTGAGTAATTTGTTTTTCAATACCCGGTTCCATTCTTTCAGGTCCCTCATAACTAACAGGAGCCTCATTTAAACGACGATTAATTTTAGTTAATCTAGTTTGTTGACTATTAGTTAACCCTTCATTAACTAATTTTCTATCTAAATCACTTTTGATTTTTAATATTTTCTCCATTTCTAAATTTACACTCATAATTATTTTGTTTTTAACCCTAACTGACTAAATTTTAAAAAACTTGGTAATTCTTTTTTTATTGCTTTAGGAGCTCCTTGTTTACTAGGGTCCGGGGCAAAAGGATGTTTTGGTTTAACACCTGGACTAACTTTTGGTTTTGCCGGTGCTGTTTTAGTATCCTCATCCATTTCACTTTTTTTCGCTTTAGGGGCTCCTTTTTTATTAGGGTCCGGTTGAAATGGGTGTTTTGGTTTAGTACCCGGACTAACTTTTGGTTTTGCCGGTGCCGTTTTAGTATCCCCTTCAATTAATTTTAAAAAATCTTGTTTAGACATTTTAGGTGTTATATGTTTTTCAACTAATCTCATGATGTGTTTTTCTATTTCGTTTTCACCAATAGTAACGCTTGGAGATATTTTTGTCAAATTCTTTTTAAACCCTCCTGTCACCGCTGATTCTAATTTCTTATCATAATTTTTAAAACTAAAATCTTCTTTTGTTTCTTTTTTCTTTTCAGGTAATTTGTTAAATTTAGTGTCTTGAGCAAATTCATCAGCCATTCTACACCATTTATCTCTAATTTTTTTAGGTTGAGACTTATCATTACATCTTGCAAAAAAATATTTTTGTTGACTTTTAGATTCAAATTTTTCTTGGAGTTGATTATCTGAATCATCATCCATTCCGTCAGGTCCTTGTACTTGTACAGGGTCTTGACTTACTTCACCTTTATCTTCATCATCTTTATCTACCTCAGTATCTTCAGTGAATTCAACTTTACCATCAGGTAACATTTTAGCCATAGTTTTACCTTGAGTTGAAACACCTTTTTTAATTTCATCTGGTGTTGCAATAACTTTAGTTGACGTAACGGTTTGAACTTCTTTAGTTTCTTTTTTGCTTTCTAATAAACGAGTAAATAACGCATTAACTTGTTTTTCTGACAAATATTGAAGTGTTGAGGCTCTAAAACCCTCTTTAATAAGTTTCAATTTTTTTTGATTAGTGTTCATATACAACTTTTTTTTCAAATTCTAAAACGATATCTCGTTCATATAATTTATTTTTTACCGATTCTTCTGTCTCACCAAACGAGAAAACTAATCTGGTTTGTCTATCAAAATCAACGTCATCACTTTCATTTTCATATCCCAAAGCAATAATACCATCCATAGAATCAATCATTGAAAAATAATCAGAGTTTTGAATTACTGACATGGTTATCATATCATTCTTCAAAACTCCTACTTTTTTTATGTGCTCTAAATCAGGTGGGAGAGGATATCTGTTAGATGGTTTAGCATCCCAGTTTTCACCCCAAATATTTTCCGAACTATCTGAGAAAATAAATTCATATATGTTATCTCCTTTATAATTTGGACCTAATTCATTAACATATATTAAATAACTCATAGTATCTCACCTTTAGTGTTTACTCTAAGTTGTTTATTATTCATTTCAAATACCAAGTTATGTTTATTAGTTTTACCAACTAATTTTGCTCCCGGATATTTTGTTATTAATTTAGTAGAAGCAACTTCTTGAGAAATACTTTCAGAAATTTGTTTGATTTTAGAAATTTTATTTTTTCTCTCTTCTTTAATTAAATTAGTTTTTTGTATTTTATTTTCTAATAGTTGTTTTTCTTTTTGGTCAATTTTAAAATAACCTCTTAACACTTCATCAACTTTTGATTCAGTAAACATACCTTCAAACATATCTTCTAAATGATTTGCGTGGTCGTCTTTCATTGAGTTTGGTCTTAATCTTCTATGTCTTGGATGAGATGTTAAGTCATCTTCTTCCATTTCTTCCGATTTTTTAGTCCTTACTTTAAATGGTTTATTATTATGGTTCTTATATGTGTTAAACATTTTTTCACCTTGTTCTCCTTGACCAAACCATTTGTGTTTGTCGTGACCATGTTTTGCCATTAAAGAAGGTAAATCCTCAAACTCTTCTTCATCAAAATCAAAATCAAATTTATCAGAGTTATGTTTTCTATCGTCTTGGTCATACCATTCATCATCATTAAATGAACCATAAATTTGTTCACCCATTTCACCTTCAACATCCATATCTGATTGAATATCTTCAACTTCACTATCGTCAGTTAAGTCTTCACCTCCCATGTCGTCACCACCTAAATCTTCGTCAGCTTCAACACCTTCAAATTTATTCATAATTTCCTCTTTATCTTCTTCATCTAAAGATTCTAAATCTAACGCTGATAAGATTGAGTTTATAACGTATTTAACGTCTTTAGATGTCATTGGTTCATCTTCTTGAGCATCTTCAAATGCTCTTAATTTTTGTGCCAATTTACCTGTTAGTTTTTGAATTACTTTTAAAGTAACAATTTCATCATCTTCAGGTTCCATTTCGTCATCACCTAAATCAATATCTTCTTCATCATCAATATCAAATTCATCTTCAGGTGCAGGAGCCGGAGCGGGTGCAGGGGCAGGAGCCGGTGCAGGAGCCGGAGCGGGTGCAGGAGCCGGAGCCGGTGCAGCTTGTTCTTCAGTTTCACCACCTTTCATTTTTAAGATATATTTTGTTGCGTCGTTTTCATAAAATAAATTAACATTGGCTTCTTGACCTTCGTTAACATTAACTTCTTTTGCAATTAAATTAAGTCTTTTAAAAGCTTGTGAATAAGAAGAATAATACTTTCTATTTTTCATTGGCTCTAAATAATCCACTTCACTTGTAGATTCTAATAAACTTCTTTTAATAACATAACCATTTTTTTCTTTGATAATTTGATAATTTCTACCATCGGCTAAAGTTTTGTTATAGTCAACTGATGTACTCTCATTTATCGGTGTAGGTATGTTTTCATTATATTTCGCGATTTCCATGATACGTTGAATTTTGTCCATACCTTGTAATTTTTCGCTACCAATCGGTCTTAAATTATTTCCCATTTGTTAATTTTTTATAAAATTATTTTATATATAAATATATTCGGAATTAAAAATGTTGTAATTCCGACAGGTTTATTATTGATAATACCCTTTTTTTATTTAAAAAAGATTTTTATCAACGAATTTTATTTATAAATAGTTGTGAATTAAAAAAAAAATATTATCTTTGTATAAATATTAAAACATCTACAGATATGAAAAAGTTAATTACCGTCATTCTTTTTATTTTTATTTCAAATTTAACTTTCTCTCAAATAAAAAGAGCGGGGAGTTTTTATGAATTATCCGATTTATGGAAAAAAGATTCAGTGTCAGTTAAACAATTGATTACCAAATTTGATTTAAATATTACTAAATTAGATACAGTACAATTCTTTAAACAATTTGACTTAAATAAAGATTTACACACCAACTACTCATACGAATGTTATATATCTAAATTAGATAAGAAGACTAACACTATTTCCATGAAAGAATATTTTCGTCAAGGTCTAAAACCAAAATTAAACAAATATGTTATGGTTTTTTGTTTTGATAACGATAATGGTGAAAAAATAATTAACATTAAAATATTTTAATAAAAAAAAGGGTCTCATTAAAGACCCTTTTTTTATATATTATTTCATTATTGTTGGAAGTTTAATTATTAATCTTCTGTTAGGTGCGGTTTCATTTTGATTTGTTACTTCCGGGAATTTTTTACCTGGTGCAAATTGGTCTGTCTCTCCAATACCTTTAGGAATAAAATTTAATTTAATTCCCGGTAAACTAGATTTAAGAGTTGTCGCAATTTTCTGTGCTCTTCTTTTAGATAAATCCATATCATAGTCTTTTCTTTTTTGACCTGACGCAACTTTACCTTCAGGATTCCCATCTATAGATGACGAAGAAATTACCTCAACATCTCCTTCAACATTAGAATAATTTGATTTAATAGATTGTACAAAATCATTAAATTCTTTTTGAGCTTCATTTGTTAGTTCAACACTATCAAAATTAAAAGGGCTTGTTATGTTTAATTCAAATGGTTTATCAACTGGTACTTCTTCCGGTTTATTTGAGTTAAACGATGTATTGTATTGTCCAGGGTAGAAATTTATAAGATACGACTTTCCTCTACTTCTATAATATGTTTTAGCGGAGATTATACCATCTCTAGATTCTTGATATCTAGAGTTATTTTTAAAATAATCTCCCGGAAATTCTTGAATACTTGCTCCATAAACTATTGGAACACCAATAGGTGATTTTTTAGAAGGGGCGTCTTGAGGTACTACAGCAATAAACGCAAAATCAAGATTTTTAGTCTGAATAGGCGCGGCATTAGAATTTATAATTCCTTGCCAATTTTCTGTGGTAAGGTCAATATTAGTTCTAAATTTTTCATCTATAACTTCTTGGGTTTTAACATTATATTTAAAATCATATAAATTACCGTTTAATGGTTGTGTAGGTTTAACTTCCCCATCTTTATCTATAGATACCTCATATAATTCTCCATCAATTATTTTAACATTAATACCGGTTGCTCCAATACTATAATAAGAGTTATCTTCAGAACTATTTTGTTCATTCATAACTCTTTTGACAATTTTATAAAATTCAGACTCAGTTAGTCTAATAATTTTTTTTCCCATAATTTTATTTATTAAATAAATACCTTTCTTTTAAAGAAAGGGTTTTGTCGGTGTAGTTTGTTTGAAAGTCAAACAATTTTTGTATGTAACCATTTCTTCTTAATGTTTTAAACACCAAATTCTCATTTGAGTATTCACCCCCATCTTCAAGACCTCTAGTTCTATATTTTTTAATTTTATCTTTAAATTTATTAATAATATTATTTGAGTTTTCTAATGAAGATTCGTCTTCCGCATCATTAATAACATCATCAATCATTTTCATCCATTCTTGAGATTTATTTTTAATTAATGTTGTATCAATCTCAACATCTTCTTTTTTTGGTTTGGTAACCCACTCATTCAATAATACCGAATATTCCCCGCTACTAGTGTGTGGTTCAGTTGTATTTTGAACATATAATTCAACATCATAACCAAAAATGGTGATATTATGTTTATCGTTAAACAATGTTTTTTTCAATCTAAATAATTCCTCATATAAAGGTAATTCTTTTTCTGAGAACTGTTTAAAGTCTACAAGGATATGTAAATCAACATCAGAATATTTTGACCAATTATAATTAGATAAAGACCCGGTCATAACAACATCGTCAACAATCATATCCACACCAATAAAGTCAATAAATTCGTAAGCTATTTGCAACAAACGTTCCCTAACCTTTGGAGACATCTCATCAGATGATTCCCAAATTTTAGGGTTTAACTCATCTTGTAGATGAAAGCTAGATAATATACTTTTTAAGTTACTCATTATCAATAAATACTTAAAAATGTATAATTGTTAAAGTTTTTTGTATTTGAATTTTTTTGAGATGTCTGTTGTAAAGAATCTACCTTGAGATTCAGACATTCTGAATTTTGTGTAAACATTATGAGGTACATCTTCATATTCATATTTTGCACCATTTTTAAATTCCGTTACTAATTTTTTAGTTGCCGTATCGTATTCAGTTCTTACGATGTTTGTTGACTCAATCTCATTTATGATTTTAGTCCCGTCTATTATTTCTCTTTTTACCGCCATTTTCTAAAGGTGTTTCTAAGTCGATTATTTTTAATTTATCCATAAGATAATCATTAAACTCATTAAGGTCAACATCACCAAAAAAACTTCTTATTTCTGAAAATATTTTATCTTTAGACCTTGAAAATTTTTGGAAATTCCCCATTATATCATTTGGATAATACGGAGGACTTTTTAAATCATCTTCTGTCCACCCTTCTCGTTGGAATGCCTTACGTAAATTGTAGTAAGTTTCAATTAGTTCAGTATCAACACCTAATGTGTCAATATATTTCATCCAATGTTTTTTATGTGTCATGTTTATAAATATAATTCAAATTTGTTTTGTAAAATCATTTGAGAAAATGAAATTAAACCTTATACTTAAATAAAACAATTAATTTTGAACCTCTCAGTATATGGGACGGTACTGACATCGTAACAATATTTGAAAAATGACACCAAGAATTTCCATAGTAATAGTCAATTTAAATAATTTAGAACACACTAAAAATTGTGTTAATGATTTACTACTACAAGACATACCTTTTAATTTAACTTTAATTGACCAAAATAGTTCTGAAGTGGGTACAACGGAATATTTTAATGATTTATTTTTAAAACACTCGGAAGGTCATTTCTATGGTAAAATACATATTTTAGGGAAATATAACACAGGACACAATAAACCATTAAACCATATTTGGAATGACTTTGTTAAAAATTCTGAAACAGAATTTATTTGTTTTTTAAATAATGACGTTAGATTATCCCCTAACTTTTTATCTTCGTCAGTTTTATTGTTTGACATGAAACCAAATGTAGGCGTTATCAATCACACAACAAATTCAAAAGATTTTCAAACATGGTCTAAAAATTTAGATTATATTATACAAGAGACACCTTACAGACAAGGGTGGGACTTAATCTTTAGAAGAGAATTATATTGCAACATACCTGAAGAATTAAGATTTTTTTATGGAGATGATTATTTGTTTTCAAAATTATATGAAAACGGATATGTTGGAGCATATATTTTAAATTCACCCGTTATTCATTATGAAAAGTCTACAACTATTGAAAAAAATGGTATGAGAGATTCATCAATTGATTATGAACAATTTAAAAATATAGATATAAAATATAACAACTTACATTTTAACGAAGAATTTAGTAAATGGAAACCTGAATTTCATCAAATAAATGAAGATAACTATAGTAAAGAATCTTATTTAACAAGAGACCCTGATGTTGACATATGGAGAGAACATTTAAATACTTTAATATTATCCGATTATAAAGATTTACTAACCGGTACTATCGCCGATTTTGGATGTAATCATGGTGCGGTAACAATAATTGCTGCTGAAAATATTTTAAGCCAAAAAATTATTGGAATTGATATAAATTTAAGCGCTATTGAAGTCGCTAATAATTTACTATTAAAACATAATATTAAAAATATAGAATATATTGTTTCAAATCTTACAAATCTTGAATCAATTGAAGATAATCATTTTGATAACGCTTTTTCATTTCATACATTAGAACATATACACCCGAACGATTATGAAAGTTTTTTTAACGAAATTAAACGAACAATTAAAAATGAGGGTCATATAATATTTTCAATACCTTACGAACATGCCTATGACGACCCAACTCATATGAACTACTTTAATGAAACATCATTATCTAATCTAATTACTTATAATGGACTTAAAGTAATTGAATGTTATAGAGATACTAGAATTGGTTTTGACTGTTTGAATTTAGTTGCTAAAATTATTAAAAATACAAGTACTCAACTATCAATATTAATATGTTCACTTCTTGAAAGAAATAATACATTTTTAAGTAAATTACTTGATAACATTAACCAACAAATTGAGAATAAACCTGTTGAGGTTCTTATATTAAGTGACAATGCAAATAGACCTGTTGGGACTAAAAGAAATAATTTATTAAAATTAGCTAAAGGTAAATATGTATCTTTTATTGATGACGATGATAGAATAACTGATGATTATGTTGATTCTATTTTAAATGAAATTTATGAATGGAAATCTGATGTAATTGTATTTGATGCGGAAATCACTTTTGACGGATATAATCCTAAATTGGTGAAATATGGTAGGGAATATGATTATTGTGAAAAACCTGAAGCATATTATCGACACCCAAATCATTTAATGGTACACAAAAAAGAAAACATTACTGAATATTTTAAAGATATAAAAACCGGAGAAGATGATGAATGGGCTTTAAGAATGTTACCAAGAATTGTAACCCAATCAAGAATTAATAAAATATTATATTATTATGACTTTAATACATCAACTAAAAAATATTTTAAATAATGGAAAGATTTGATATTATTAATCATTTAATAAGTGTTAACAACTATAAATCATTTTTAGAAATTGGGACTCAAAACCAAATAAATTTCTCAAATGTTAATATTGACCATAAAGTGTGTGTTGACCCTGACTCAGAGTCAAACCCAACTTATTTAATGACATCCGATGAGTTTTTTAAAATCAATAAATCAAAATTTGATATTGTTTTTATTGACGGATTACATCACGCCGATTTTGTTTATAGAGATATTATAAATTCTTTAAAAATATTAAACAAAAATGGTTGTTTAGTAATACATGATTGTATTCCATTTAATGAATTAGCTCAAATAATACCATTAGAAAAAGCGTCGGATTTGGGAACAATTGCTTGGAATGGTGATGTTTGGAAATCCATTATTAAATTAAGAACTGAACGTAAAGATTTAAAAATAAATGTGGTTGATGCTGACCATGGCTGTGGTATCATTTATTTTACAGATACCAATAATGGCGATTATTTAGAATCATTTAACAATGGATATTATGTGTATAACGAAACTTTAGTGAGAGAAAATCTTAATATTATAACATATAATGATTTTGAAAAAAAATTTAAAAAACCCATTAAAGTTTTAACCCAAGACAATGTGTCATGTTTATAAATATAATTCAAATTTGTTTTGCACATCCAATATTTTACATTACTTTTGTGGAATCATTTGAGAAAATGAATTTAATACTTATACTTAAATAAAACAATTAATTATGATAGAATCTTTAGATGGTGGAAGTAATGGTGGTAATAAATCAGTGAAAACTGACTCATCAACTCCCGTATTAGACAATTTTAGTAGAGATTTAATAAAACTTGCCGAAGAGGGTAAACTTGACCCGGTAATTGGTAGAGAAAGAGAAATCACACGAATTGCGCAAATCCTTTCACGTAGAAAGAAAAATAACCCAATCATTATTGGAGAACCTGGTTGTGGTAAAACCGCAATCGTTGAAGGTCTTGCCATTATGATTTATAATGGGGATTGTCCAAGAAACTTAATGGACAAAAGAATTGTATCTTTGGATATGACATCAATTGTTGCCGGAACCAAATATCGTGGACAATTTGAAGAAAGAATGAAAGTTATCATCGAAGAACTTCAAAACGAACCTAATATCATCGTATTCATTGATGAAATCCATACCATAGTTGGTGCGGGTAATTCATCAGGTTCAATGGACGCATCAAATATCTTTAAACCCGCACTTGCTCGTGGAGAAATTCAATGTGTTGGAGCAACAACATTAGATGAATACAGAAAAAACTTTGAGAAAGACGGAGCATTAGAGAGACGTTTCCAAAAGGTTGTTGTGGATTCTGCAACCAAAGAAGAAACTTTGGAAATCCTTAAAAACGTAAAAGACAAATACGAGAACTTCCATAAGGTAACTTATACGGATGAAGTATTGTCTGTATGTGTTGATTTGGCTGACCGATACATTACAGATAGAGAATTCCCGGATAAAGGTTTTGATATCATTGATGAAGTGGGAGCAAGAAGTCAAGTTGATATTAAGATGCCGGATTCAATTGAGAAATTGAAACAACAAGCATCTGATATCAAACAAGAAAAGATTGATGTTGTAAAACAACAACGATATGAAGAAGCTGCGAACTTACGTGATAAAGAAAAACGTATCTTAACCAAACTTGAGACTGAAAAGAAAAAGTTTGAAGAAGAACTTCTTACTCACAAAAAGGAAATCACATTAGATTTAGTTTATGAGGTTGTGTCTAACATGACCAAAATTCCGGTGACAAAATTAAATGCCGATGAAACCAAACTATTATCTGAGATGGAGGCAAACTTATCTGATAAAGTTATCGGACAAGCTGACGCTGTTTCAAAGATTGCCAAATCAATCCGTAGAAACAGAATTGGTATTAAAGACCCAAACAAACCAATCGGGTCTTTCATCTTCTTAGGTTCAACAGGTGTTGGTAAAACATACTTGGCAAAACAACTAGCAAAACAAATGTTTGGTAGTGAAGATAATATGATTCGTGTGGATATGTCTGAATACCAAGAGAAACACACCATCTCAAGATTAATCGGAGCACCTCCGGGATATGTTGGGTATGATGAAGGAGGACAATTAACCGAACAAGTGAAAAATAAACCTTATTCTGTAATTCTATTTGATGAGATTGAGAAAGCTAACAAAGATATCTTCTCAACACTTCTTCAAGTATTAGACGACGGTCACCTTACCGATGGTATGGGGAGAAAGATTAACTTCAAAAATTGTGTCATTATTATGACCTCTAATGTTGGAGCTAAAAAATTACAAGATTTTGGTTCAGGAGTTGGTTTTAAAACTGGTACAAGTACTTACGCAGATGAAGAATACAAACGTGATGTTCTTAAAAAAGAACTTAAAAAATTCTTCACACCGGAATTCTTAAACAGAATTGATGAGGTTGTTATCTTTAACACCCTAATCAAAGATGATGTTAAGAAAATTGTGAAATTGGAATTGGATAAACTATCTAAAAGATTAGTTGGTTTGAAATACGATATTACATTTGATGATACCATTTTAGACCTAATCTCTGAAGTTGGATTTGATGAGACCTACGGGGCTAGACCAATCAAAAGAGCAATCCAAGATAAAATTGAGGATTTTGTGTCCGAAGAAATTATCAAAGGAAATATGGTGGAGGGTGTTCCATACACTCTTATATCCGTAGAGAAAGAAGTGGTAGTTAAACCGGAAGTTGTTAAAAAGACAAGAAAGAAAAAAGAGGACATATAGTCCTCTTTTTTTTTATTAAAATGATTTAAAATACTTACTGTCAACTTTAAACGGATACTTCTTATATCCCAACCCCTCAATCATCTTTTTACCGGTCTCAATTCCACTATAAACATCTTCAACAACAACATACTCATTTGGGGTGTGATAGTTGTAATAACCTATCGCAAAATTGATACAGGAGAAGTCAAAGATATTCTTTAATGCGTAAACATCAGTATAAGGATGTGATTGGTAATCATGTCTTCCATTAAACCCCTCATTCAACGCAACATCACAAATACTTTCTCCCCAGATCGGAAGAGC